TTGACAATGGCGTCAATGGTTCCGCGACTGAAATTTCCGGAATAGTCGGTTAACACTGTGTTGGCAGGCACCGTGTCGGGATCAATATTCAATTGCATCAAGGAATCGTTGGTGGGATTCAATGTCATGAATGCCACTATTTCGTTGCCGGTGGGTTTGAGTAATCTCAATTGGCTCAATCCTGAGGTAAATTTTCCCGGATATAGATCTAATAGAGATAACCAAGAGGGTCTGTTTGGAACACTGTCAACCGATATCCAAGTTTCACTTATCGATGCTTCATTTGAAGGAACCAGTACCGCAGTGTTGTCCAATACCAATAGATCATAATTGCCCGGGGTAACAGTCACTCTGGTATCAGGAGTTTGTCCTCCAAATATGTTACCACCAAGTATGGCATCGTTATATCCTCCTGCTGCCCCTGTGCCTGTGGGTTCTAGGAAAACATTGGAAATAATCTTGGTTATTATACCCAGCTGTTTGACCTTAGCAGGAGGTGTTATCCATACCGGTGCCATGAACTGCAATGTGGCTATGCTGATGTCGTTGTTTGTTCCCTGTGGAATCTGCCTTGATTCAAAAACACTGCCGTCGGTTATTTCTAACACACTCAAACTGGTCCAATCCACATAATTGTCCGACATCTGTAGTTCCATGCTGGGATTGAAAAGCACTGTGATTTGCTCCCATAATTGGAACTTTTGATCGGTATTGCTGGTCCATATGTCTGCATTGAAAGTGATCTTGTAAGGAGTGGGCATCAAGCGTTCAATGGTATAGTTGGCTCCTTGAGTATTTAAATATTCATTACCTTGTGCATCGTAATCTCTTTCTCTGATATTGAGTTTTCCAACGAATGATGGATCCTGCATGCGTTCTCGATCAAATTTGAGATCTTTAATATAGCAAGAAATAAAAGGAGCAGTGGGCATGACGTTTTCGGTATTTTTGTTTAGGATTTGAGCAACCTGTCTATTCATGTCCCCGTAACGTACAGGAACCTGTATAATTTTTCCGCTGCTGTCTTGATAGCAAAAATTACTCATCAGCCGCATAAACTGAGTTAGGAATCTTCTTATTTGTCCATCATATGCAAATTGAGACATTAATTATCTGCCTTTGGTAAAAGAATCTTGCTTAAGAATTGTCTTTCCTGTACTACCTCGCCAGCAATTGTGGCTGTGTTGGTATTATTAATGAAAGAGAATTTTTGTGTTTGACGTGTTTGATCATTGGGTTGACCAATTCCATTCAGCGGTTTATTGGTCATGGTCATGCGAACATTCTGTTCAAACATCACCCAATGAGCTCCATTCCATCTAAAAAGAGTATTTGGATAATAATCTGTCCTTAAATGAAACTGTCCAATAGCACCCGGTGTTGGAAATTCAACTCCATATGTGTAAGGAGCTCCGTTTGGCGGAATGGCATCTGTTAAGTAACTGACATAAAAATTATTGGTAGGAGAACTCAAAATTATGCTGGCGTCTAGCGCAGCAGTCTCACTGTCAACCGTGTTAACACTATCGCTTGCATCTTCGGTCACAACTGATACCCAATTATCAGTAGGTATAACATAAAACCCATTTGTATCATATCCACTTAGCAAGGCATCCGATTCTGCCTGAGCAATTATGGAATTATTGATCGCTATGCTTTGATTATAGGTACTGAGTATATCTTTTAGAGTGCTGCCATCGCCGTTTCCGCTGTCTTGTGCAAATATCTGTGCATATTCTTGGCTGTCAACTAGGGGATGACACTTGCATCTTATCAAATGAGGATACCATGTTTGGCTGAATCCTACACTGGGGCGCGTGACTTCTGTTACAACATAGTATCTTTTTAAGGCCACTTCAATGCTGGGGTTGTCCAAGGCATATTCATCTTTCATGTGAGGAAGCTCAAAAACATCTCCCGCCATGATTTTTCTTCCCAGTGATTCCACACTGCTTCTTAGATGGAAATGCAACAGTATTTCATCGTTGTTAAGGAACAGTCCAAATTGCGCCAGATTGAAAACGGTATCTAACATGGTATAAATGCCACGGATCACATAAACATCGGGCTCGTAGTTCCTGTCACGGTTTTCCATCAGTAACACGTCTTGTATGCCCAATTCCGGCACTGCATTGGTATTAACCGGCTCAGTAGGGGTAGATGTGCCCGCAGCAGGAGCCACAGGTCCCAAATACTTGTGAATGAAAATGTCTGTGCCGCCCACTTGAAATTCTTCGTTGATTAAGCGATCAATCATTTTGAAATCATTGCCCTTTTCGGGTCTATACATACTCAAACGAGGCAAATTACTTCTCCTAGTGAAGCTATTGTATTTATTGAACTAAATACTAGTATGGATAACAACGACTTAGATAATCAAAGACAGCTTGTGATAGACTATATCAAAACCTTTTTAGGTGATGGAATGATAGATATAGAACTTGATCCAGTACATTACAATACCGCCATTGACAAGGCTCTGTCAAGATATCGTCAGCGCAGCCAAAACTCTACCGAAGAAAGTTTTGCTTTTTTAACCTTGCAAGTTAACCAAAATGAATATTACATGCCCAAAGAAGTCATGCAGGTTCGGCAACTGTTTCGTCGCAGCATAGGTTCAAGATCAGGCGGCGGCGATGGTGGATCCTTGTTTGAACCATTCAATCTAGCCTACACCAACACCTATCTGTTAAGCTCCAGCAACATGGGTGGATTAGGGACCTACTTTGCGTTTGCCAGCTATCAAAATCTAGTTGGTAAAATGTTTGGTAGCTTTATTAACTTTGATTTTAATCCTACCACTAAAAAACTACGTGTATCTCAGCGTCCTCAAACAGAAGAAAATGTACTGGCATGGATTTACAATTATCGTCCAGACTTTGCGCTATTCCAAGATCCCTATGCAGGAGTTTGGATCAAGGACTACGCTTTGGCCATGGCCAAGATCATGCTGGGCGAGGCACGCGAAAAATTTGCATCGATTGCTGCTCCGCAGGGCGGAAATACTCAACTGAATGGCACAGCCCTCAAGAAAGAAGGGATTGACAAGGCCGCAGAACTGGACAAAGAACTGATCAACAACTTTGATAATCAACAGCCCATGTATTTTGTCATAGGTTAATTGACTTTTTTATTAAATTTTATTACAATTTAATATTGAGGAAATTTTTATGATTATTGGATTTGTGGGATGGATCGGCAGCGGCAAAGATACAGCCGCAGATTATCTAGTAGAAAAACATCAGTTTTCTAGAGAATCATTTGCAAATTCTCTTAAAGATGCTGTGTCTTTAATTTTTGGGTGGGATCGCGAAATGCTTGAGGGTAGAACTAAAGAAGCCCGCGAGCAGAGAGAAAAAGTAGATACTTGGTGGGCGGAAAGATTAGATATGCCACACCTTACTCCCCGTTGGATACTACAATATTGGGGAACGGAAGTGTGTCGTCAAAGTTTTCACGACGATATCTGGATCGCATCCTTAGAAAATAAATTGCGTAACAGAAAGGGCAACACTGTTATCACAGATTGCCGATTTCCAAATGAGATAGAAATTATTCGTAAGCAAGGCGGCAAAGTGGTCTGGATACAGCGAGGTCCTCTGCCTGAATGGTATGAAACTGCTGTAAAGGAAAACACCACAGATTGGTCTGATCTATGGATACTGGAAGATGCGAGAGAACTTATGAGTCAAAAGTATCCTAAAATACATGCAAGTGAATGGTCTTGGGTGGGTAGCCGGTTTGACGCTGTGATCGACAATAGTCAAGGAATACAGTGTCTTTTCCCACAGCTCGAATCTTTTATCAAGAACGTTTAATAATTTGCAAATCATTGAAAAAGTGTGATTTACCGAATATTTAATCGGTAAAAACCGTTGGTAATCGATAAATAAAAATAAGCAATCCATCAAGGAGATCGATAAATGGCAACACTAAATTCACCAGGCGTATCCGTCACAGTTGTTGACGAGAGTTTTTATAATCCAGCAGCTCCTGGAACAGTTCCTCTAATTTTTGTGGCATCTGCTGCCAACAAGAAGAACAGCAGTGCTACTGGAACAGCAGCAGGCACATTAGGTGCTAATGCAGGAAAAGTTTGGACAATTACCAGTCAGCTTGATTTGGGTAGTACATTTGGAAATCCAACTTTTCAAACTGACTCAAATGGAAACCCTGTAAACGGTGGTGAGTTAAACGAATATGGGTTGCAAGCTGCGCATAGTTTGTTGGGTATCAGCAGTCGCGCATATGTTGTTCGTGCTGATATTGATTTAGGGCAGTTAGAACCACAGTCCAGCCCGGTTACAGGCAGTCCAGTAGCAGGAACTTATTGGTTAAACTCCGCCAATTCGGTATTTGGAGTAAGCGAATGGAACGCCACTTCTGGATTGTTTGAAAATCAAACCCTTCTTATCATTGACGACACAAATAAAAACTCAGTTGCCGCTAGTTCCACTGATTTTATGGGAAATCCTTATTGGACCCCGAATCCAAGTTTTGGAACGCTTGGCGCATATGCCATGGTAGTTACGCAAGAAAATACCAATGAACTATGGTATAAAAACAGCGATAATGTCTGGGTATTGGTCGGCAGCAATTGGGAACAAACATTTAGTCCAACCTGGAACGGAAGCACTTGCTGGCAAACCAGTTATCCTATCGCGGTCAGTTCAGGAATAAGCAGCTCATTTAATACCGGACTGTCACTTACCGTTAACGGACAATCCATTACTTTTAGCGGAACTAGCACCTCGCAAGTTGTTTCGAGCATAAACAGTGTGATGTACACACACGGAGTAGGAGCTAGAGTGCTTAATGGTCAAGTGGCATTATATGCAGATGCTAGCGATGTCACTTACAAAGGCAGCATTTCTCTAAGTGGATCGGCCGTGGGTCCTCTAGGATTTACGTCAACCTATGCAGCAGTAAGTCTTGCCATACAGCCACACACGCAGGTTCCGCAATTTGCAGCTAATGGAAATCCTAGTGGAAGTGTGTATATCAAAACAACGCCTCCAAATAATGGAGCCAATTGGTCTGTTAGTTATTATAACGGAGCAACACAGACTTTTGGAACAGTGGCGGCCCCCATCTACAAAAGTACCGATGCAGCAATCTTCAATTTGGATTTGACCGGAGGAACACAAATTCCTGTTGGAACACTATTTGTTTGCAGTAATTATGATCAGGGCAAAGGCGGATCAACTAGTTCGCAATTTTTAGCTGAATTTAAGGTATACAGAAGAAAAGCTGTAGCTCCTACAACTATTAGCTATGCCGTACCTAACTCATTTACTGGATTCAACACCGCAACAAATAGTACATTTGTCTTGAATGAAACTCTAGCAGGAGTATTTGGACATTTTAATACTGCCACAGTGACCATTGCTCCGCAGCCAGCAAACAACACAGCCACATCATTGAACGCGCTGGTTACAGCTATTAGTGCTGCAGGATTTAGCAATGTTTCTGCAACTTATAGCCCGTCCGCTGGCACCAATGGCACAATCACAATAAGTCATGCGTTAGGTGGAGATTTTAAGATAGCAGATGGAACCAATTCTCCATTGACTGGCGGCAGTCCCAATGCTTTAGGATTTAATCCACAAACTACGCCAAACCTATATCGTACAGGTAGATATCAAACCAATGGATACAGTTTGCGTGCAAGCAACTGGGCTCCGTTGTTTTATCAATCATTACCGACGGCTCCTTCCACTACTCCTGCCGATGGACAGTTATGGTACGATTCCATGACTGATCAAGTGGATATTTTATATCAAAACGGAACAACTTGGGTGGGATATTTAAATCAGTTCCCAAATAGTGATCCAAACGGTCCTTTGGTTTCGGCTTCGGCTCCTACCACGCAAAGTGACGGAACTCCGTTAACAAATGGAGACATTTGGATACAGACTTCGCCCATAGACAGTTATGGTCATCAAATTTATGTGTATAATGGTTCAACATTGACCTGGGTTTTGCAAGATCCAACCGATCATACCACACCAAATGGTTGGCTATTTGCGGATGCTCGCTGGAGCACCAGTGGAGCATCCAGCATGTCTACAGTAACACCGATCAAGGTCATGCTAGGAAGCAATTATCTTGATCCAGATGCACCTGATCCGGCTTTGTATCCACAGGGTACAAGATTATGGAATACACGTCGCAGTGGATTCAATGTTAAGAAATATGTTAGTGATTACATCAATCTGAATGCCAACAATGGTGTCAATATCAGATACAACAGTGATCCTTTGTCCAACTATGAAGCGGATCGCTGGGTAACAGCAAGTCCTAATGATAGTCAAGGAGTTGGTACCTTTGGAAGACATGCACAAAGAGCTGTGGTTGTTGCAGCATTAAAATCTTTAATTGATACCAATGCTGCTGTAAGAGATACCGATACACTTGTATTCAATCTACTGGCATGCCCTGGCTATCCAGAAGCTGTGCAGAATTTGGTCAATCTAAATTCGGATAGAAATCAAACGGCATTTGTTGTGGCAGATACTCCTTTCCGATTGGAACCAGATGCCACCACACTTAGTGCTTGGGGCAATAACACCAATGGTGCTTTGGATAACGGCGATGTTGGTGCGGTAACTTACGACGACTACACGGCTTTTTATTATCCCAGCGGTTATAGCAATGATAACTTTGGAAATTATATAGTTGTACCACCTAGTCACATGATGTTATATACCATTGCCAACAGCGATAATGTAAGTTATCCGTGGTTTGCTCCAGCTGGACTAAGACGAGGCGTGGTTCAAAATGCCACAGCGGTAGGATATGTTGATCCAACCACTGATGAATTTGTACAAACTTCACTGTATGAAGGTTTAAGAAATGTATTAGCAGAAGCCAAAGTCAATCCAATAGCCACTATCCCGGGTTCCGGGTTGGTAGTAATGGGGCAATATACTCGTGCAAGTGTGGCCAGTAGCTTGGATCGTATTAACGTTGCTAGACTAGTTTGCTATCTGCGCAGACAGTTAGAAATACTGGCTCGTCCGTTCTTGTTTGAACCAAACGATTCGATCACTCGTTCTGAAATAAAAGGAGCAGTTGATAATCTTCTTTTAGAATTGGTAGCACAAAGAGCGATTTACGATTATATCACAGTATGCGATACATCAAACAATACTCCTTCGAGAATTGATCGCAGTGAGTTATGGGTAGACATTGCCATTGAACCAGTTAAAGCTGTAGAGTTTATTTACATCCCATTGAGATTGGTCAACACCGGTGCTATCGCAGCAGGCGCAAAGGCCTAATTTAACAAAATAGAACAAGGAGCATTAAATGGCAATTTCAAGTTTAAGCAATTTAGGAGTACCGTTAGACACATCTCAGAGTGCATCCAATCAAGGGCTGCTGATGCCAAAACTGGCATATCGTTTTCGCGTACTTTTTGAAAATTTTGGTGTTACAAAACCCACTACCGAATTGACCAAACAAGTTATGAGTGCAGGTAGACCATCACCCAGTTTTGATGACATCACTCTAGATGTTTATAATAGTCGAATCAAACTAGCAGGCAAGGCCAAGTGGGATGACGTTGAAATCAAAATTAGAGATGATGCACAAGGCAACGTCAGTAGACTGGTTGGCGAACAGCTTCAAAAGCAATTTGACTTTTATGAACAAAGCAGTGCTGTAAGCGGAATAGATTATAAATTTACCACGTTGATACAAATTTTAGATGGCGGAAATGGCAACCAATATGGTCCGGTTGTTTTAGAAACTTTTGAATTGGATGGCTGCTTTTTAAACAAAGCTGCATACTCTCAAGGTGATTATAAAACCAGTGATCCATTAGAGATCACATTGACTGTTAGATATGACAATGCCATTCAACTCAATGCTGCTGGATCACTAGTAGGAATTGGTGAGCGGATTAGGCAAACAGCCGGAACATTAGCTACCGGCGGAGCCGGCGGTAGTGGAATTCCGGCTTAATATTTTTTTATACACTGATAAAAAAGGCGTAATTTATTACGCCTTTTTTTATAGATAAATAAAACACTATGTCAAGCGGGTGGGTAAATCAATTAAGCGGCAGTGCTGGGGTAAATCTTAGAGACTACCAACATGCTTCTAGATTATATCTAAGAAGTACGCCAGATCGTATCTATGAATTTAGCCCAAAAGCTGGATGGATATATTATGTAAGGATCAACATTAATGCGGATATAGCCAAGGCTATTACCGATACTGTTGCATATATAGAATTTAATAGATGGTATGGCAGATACAAAGGATTTATAGGTTTGTTATCCAAACAGGTAGATTTGCCTAAATTCACAATTGATACCGAAATAATGAATCAGTATAATAGAAAGCACATTATACAAAAGAAAATAAATTACAGTCCAATTTCTATCACGTTTCATGATGACATGGCAAATCTTTCAACTAATTTTTGGAAAAGTTATTATACATACTATTACGGAGACAGCAATGACACCGGACGTGTGAGTATAACGCAAGCGTCTACAGTGCCTAAATATAGCGATAACAAATACAACGACTTCATCAGCAATTCCAACAAATTTGGATTGAGTAATGGACAATCCATACCTTTCATTGAATCAATAGATATTTTTCAATTAAATCAAAAGAAATACACAGCGTTTAAATTGGTCAAACCCTTGATAAAAGACTGGTCGCATGAATCGTTAGATCAGTCAGCAGGAAGTAAAATAGCAGCCAGCAAAATGATCATAGAATACGAAACAATGATTTATGATACCAATCCGGATAATCGCGTTATTTCTCAAAGTGGATTTAATAGCCCTGAACATTATGATACAGCCTTCAGTACCATCGGCATTGGAGGACAAGGGAATCCCACAGTTGTAGATCAAAATGGGTCAGTATCGGGAATTACGGATATTAGAGGCAGTTTGAACAATCCTGGCAACAGCGATCTTGATAGAATAAACAGCGAAACAATTGCGGCTGCTGGATCCAGATTACCAGATAGTATTTTTATACCCCCTAATTCTAATGTTAAATTTTTCAGTCTACTGCTGAAAACTTCAGGACCAAATATATTATCATCTCAGTCTTTGAATGAATCACAAAGCACCAATCCTGCAGGAATAAGTGTTCCTGCAGGATCTCAACCCTCAAATGCCACACAAGCAACGCAAGTTGAGTTACCTTCCTACAGTGAAAAATTAGGTGTCGGACCAATAATATGACAGCTTTGTACACTAATATTCCTTCACAAAAAGCTCCATCCAGCTCTGATCAAACAATACAGGTAATGAACAATTACTTTAGCACTCCAATCACTATAAACAACAACGAGCTAATCGCTATGACGGGTTTTTTTGAGAGCAGAGGTTTTCAAGCAGTTGCCGCAGAATCAACAGCAATAACAATACTCACGCAGGCATTGCAAGACGGATATAATGCTCTACAGATTTTAGATACATTAAGAACACTGGGATCAACTGAGATTAGCGGATTGGTTGCCGAAATATTAAATTATAATAGACTGAAAACTAGTTTGCTGGGAGCTAGTCAATCATTCCAGCCATCACAGGAAGTTACCAGACAGATCATAGACAATACTCCAAAAGTAAAATGAGTCTAAGATTTTCACAAGGCAGTTACAAACTCAAAAATCCTGATAAGTACATCGGGCGAGGAACCCCGCGATTTCGCTCAAGTTGGGAAATTGCTGTAATGAAAATGTGCGATGAAAATCCTGCCATACATCAATGGGCCAGCGAAAGCGTTAAAATACCTTATCGTGATCCTTTAACAGGCAAGGCCACTGTTTACGTTCCGGATTTCCTTGTGGTATTTGTAGATAAATCAAATAAAAAACGTGCAGAGATTTGGGAAATAAAACCTGCCAATCAGGCCATACTGGAAAATGTTGGAAAAAACAAGTACAATCAAGCACAGTATGTTCGCAACATGGTAAAATGGCAAGCAGCTAGAAATTATTGCAAACAGGCCGGAATGATTTTCCGCATAATAACCGAACATGATTTATTTTTAGGTACTAAAAAATGACAAAAAAATTAGAAGAAATTTTAAACATTGACCCCAAGACCGAGGACATTATTCCCGCGAAAGAAGCTACTATGGCTCCTCCCACTATTGATCTGCAATCTAAACTTGAAGAATTTGACAAGATATCTGCGGCTTTGCCCAGAGTCAAAGGACTAGGGGATATAAGTGATGCCGAACTGGACGCATTGGCTGTCAAAGCCGAGCAGGCCTATGACGATTTAATGGATCTAGGAATGAATGTAGAAGCACGCTATGGCGCTCGCATGTTTGAAGTAGCGGCCAATATGATGAACGCAGCTATACAAGCTAAAAGTGCCAAAATAGACAAAAAATTAAAAATGGTAGATTTACAGCTTAAAAAGCTAGCTATTGATAAAAAACATGGACAAGACAATGAGGTACAGGGCGAAGGCTATATTATGACAGATCGAAACTCCATATTGGAAAAACTTAAGAATTTGAAATAAATAAAGCATAGGAACAAATTAACTATGAAAAATTTTAAGACATATCTAGCAGAAAGCACAAAAAAATGGAACTTCCGTATCAAGGTCGCGGGCAAATTTACGCCTGAGCAGGCCGATATGATGAAGGGATTACTGGAGAAATACCAACTGTCTCAATGGAAGAAAGTTGGGATTACCCCCATACAGGAATTACCTTTAGACTTTCCCAAAATCAAGAATGCCGAAGTAACCATCTACGAGGCCACTGTGGATTATCCTGTCACACAGGGCGAGCTGCATGAGTATCTCAGTACCAGTTTGGGAATTACCAAGGATGCCATGGTTGTTCGTCATCCTGGCGAAGATCTAGAAATATATCAGCAGCCCACGGAACCCAGAGAAGGTGCATTATTAAATGACCCCGATTATAAGGAAGCGCCAAACCACAAATTTGAAGATTATTATGGCGACAAATATAATTCAGGGTTCGTGAAAGAATTAAATGAATTATTAAAACTGCAACGCAAAGCACGCGGCGAACAAATTCCTAGCGAAGGGCAGGCACATTACAATGTGGATGATAAAGCAAATGACAAGAGTCTATTGAAGCAGGCTCCTGAAGTAAGGAAGTTTTGATCATGCACATGATCAATGTTCTCAACAGATTGGCTGAATTGGACGAAGGCAACAAAAACGTCATCAATCCCATGGTTAAAGATAAAAAAACCAAGGAAGATAGGAATTCTGCCTATGATGGCTATCAAGGCGGAGCACCCGATACACAGAGTGTGGTAGGCAATGGCAATGAAGAAAATCCAGATCCTGCAGGAAAAAAACATAATGGAATTGGCGGTAGTGATAACCGAAACAACGAAGGAAAAATCATGAAAGAATTAGATGTAAACAGCTTGCGTTATTTGTCAGGCATTAATGAAGCACTGGAAGAATGTGGAATGATGCCTATGGATGGTGCACAAAGCCGGGGACATGCAAGCATTAATATTACTGCCGATAACGGTCCAGAACTGTCTGGAATGTTAAAAGATATCATGAATCTAGCTGGTGTTCACAAGGTTGAAATGGATCATATGCCCATTGAAAAACCAGACGCAGGACCAAGCAAACTGGTAGCTTCGCCTGTGTTATCGCAAGGGCAAGAAATGAAAGATTTGATCAAGACTCTGGATGGCATGGAAGGTCACGAAGACTCAAAAATGCTAGTCCATGACGACGAGGAAGAGTTCGAAGAAGATCGAATGAACGGGCACAGCCACCGTGCCATGGATAATAGTCCAGATGAAGAGCTTCTGCCTGGTACATTTAACCGCATTGGTGACGGAGATCAAAATGCTGTGGCCGCCAAAGATGAATTGGTTGATAGAAATCGTCGCAGTACCATGACCACCCGCGAATCTACCTTGGAAAAATTGCTGGCCGATTATGCAGAATTTATTGCAGAAGCAGCTCCGCACAAGCCCAAATGGTTGGAAAAAGCACAAGTCAAAGCGGAATTGAAATCAGGTCAAAAAATTTCCAAAAAAGAAAGAAATAAGGTTGGCGTGGATGAATCTCGATGCAATCATTCACCCAAGGGCAAAATGTGTCCAGTGCATGGTATGAAGGAATGCAGCGGTTACATGGAAAGCACAATGAAAGACAAATGCTGCTGCAAAACCAAAGGAAAAACCAAGTGTCCTGTGCATGGAAATATCAGTGAAGAAATGAAACCTTATGTAAAGGCAGGGCAGAAAAAATTTGATGCGCAAACCAAAGCACAACAGTCATCAACTCGTCAAGCCGGAACAGGCGTTTGTTTATGTGATAAGAAAGGCCAAGACAAATGCCCAATACATAAGGACAAACCGATGGACGAAGGAAAAAACTGGGTTAAAAAAGCTGTACAAGGCACAACCAAAGGTGCACTGCGCAAGCAAGAAGGCAAGAAAAAAGATGAAAAATTTAGTAAAAGTGAATTGAAAAGTCTTGCTAAAACAGGAACTCCTAAAGAAAAGAAGCGTGCACAGTTTGCTTTAAATATTTCCAAAAAGTAAATCGTACACAACATATCAAATAGGCCCCGCGGGGCCTATTTTTTTGAGTAAATATAATTATGGGTAGTAAAAATCTCGATGGGGTCTTAATAAAACGTGCAAACCAAAAACAAAAATGGACCAAAGCTCAGATTGAAGAATTAATCAAATGTCAAGATCCTGACACAGGTCCTGCCCATTTCTTAAGAAATTATTTTTTTATACAGCATCCGGTGCAGGGCAAACTAAAATATGAGGCGTATGATTATCAGGAGGAATTACTAAAAAGTTATCATACACATCGGTTCAGCATTAACATGCTTGGAAGGCAGCTGGGAAAAACCACCACCGCGGTGGGTTATTTGCTATGGTATGCGATGTTTATGGATAACAGTACTATTCTCATAGCCGCGCACAAGTATTCGGGCGCACAAGAAATCATGCAGCGATTACGATATGCTTATGAAACCTGCCCAGATTGGATAAGAGCAGGTGTTACCAGCTATAACAAACAAAGTGTAGAATTTGAAAACGGATCGAGAATAATAGCCCAAACTACTACAGAAACCACAGGTAGAGGTATGTCTGTGTCCTTGCTTTACTCCGACGAGTTTGCATATGTGGAACCCAATATTGCTGTTGAATTTTGGACCTCTATCAGCCCTACTCTGGCCACAGGTGGTAAAGCCATTATTACTAGCACTCCAAACAGCGACGAGGATCAGTTTGCTCAAATTTGGAATGAAGCTAATAAAAAATTTGACGAGTTTGGAAATGAAACAGAATTAGGAAGAAATGGATTTTATCCATTCAAAGCCATATGGAATCAACATCCTGAACGAGATGAAACCTGGGCTGATACTGAGCGTAGTAGAGTGGGCGAAGAAAGATTCCGTCGTGAACATCAATGCGAGTTTTTGATTTTCAGTGAAACATTGATCAACAGCATCAGTTTAAGTGATCTGGAAGGGCAGGAACCCTTTATGAAAATGGGACAGGCCAGATGGTACAAAAGAATAGACCCTAGTTCGACATATGTTTTCAGCCTCGACCCCAGTTTGGGCACAGGTGGTGATTTTGCTGCTATAGAAGTTTTGGAAATACCCAGTCTAGAACAAGTGGGTGAATGGCATCATAATACTACTCCTGTGCAAGCTCAAGCCAGAATTTTCCGAGATATGATCAAATATGTAGACGACGAATGTAATAAAATGGGCGCCACCAGTAGCATTTACTACAGTGTTGAAAATAATACCATTGGCGAAAGCGCCATAGCGGCTATAAATGAATTGGGCGAGGACAGTTTTCCTGGACTGTTTCTAAGCGAACCTATTAAAAAAGGTCATGTGAGACGATTCCGACGAGGCTTCAATACCACACATTCAGCCAAAATTGCTGCCTGTGCCAAACTAAAGCAGTTGATTGAAAGCAAGCAAATAAAATTAAACAGCAAAACTTTAATCAGCGAACTTAAAACATTTATAGCTTCGGGCATATCATTCAAGGCAAAATCAGGTCAGCACGATGATTTGGTTTCAAGCCTATTGTTATCCATGCGTATGATCATGATTTTACAAGATTGGGATCCTGTAATTTATGAAAAAATGCGAGATCATAAAGGTTTGGAAGAACATGATTTGCCTATGCCGATTTACATCAGCACTTTACATAAATAGTACACTATGAACGCTATAGAACTCATTTCTCAAGATCTTTTTGATAAAATACGCAGTCGCTATTCTAACCTAGAAATGGGCGATCAAAATGGCAAGATTACATCAGATCCATTAGCAGCCCGATTTTTTGATTTTGACTTTGTATTTGAAGGCAACAATCTTGGCAGAGTCAGCATCAGCATCAATGACGTTGGCACGTTGAAAATATTTTACGGAAAAGGAATACTTCAAGGTCAAGATCGTTTTACTCAAGGAGTATGGTTTGATTTTTTAAGAGAAATGAGACTATTTGCCAAACGTAGAATGCTACGTTTTGATACAAGAGATATAACAAAATCCAATTTGAACAAAGATGATTTTCAATATCTAGCATCAACCGGATCTAAGGAAGAAAAAATGGCGGAAAGCAGAATGTATGGCAGCTCACGAAGCAGTTATTTGCCCATGTTGGAAAAAGTAAAAATTATAGTAAGACACAGTGCTCCTGTAAGTGACGGTGGTCGCCATAGACATATCCGAGCTATCTATGTGGAGAACCAGGCAGGTGAACGTTATAAATGCCCAATAAATTCTTTACGATTGGCCGAAGCCATGGGTCGACATGTGGCCAATGATGGAAGACCACATGATCATCATGGACAAAAAATAGTCAAGATGGCAGAGGAAATTGCTCAGCTGGCATCATTTAAAAAGCATGCTCATCATGTGGTCAATGACACAATGCAGACCGAGGCCAATGAGATTTTAGAAAGAGCATGTGGAAAACTAGATCAGTTGCGTGAATGTATGAAACGTATTAGCACACAACGCGGTTACGAAGAATGGAAGGAAGGTCAGCATGCCTCATCCGAAGATGATCAAATGGTCATGGATCAGGCAACCATGGAACACTACAAAAGTCAATTTACTGTTAATAAATTTAATGAAAATCTAGTTCAATACTTTCCATTAATACACAAAATCATGCAAGAAATTGGCGAAGTCAATCTAGCGGACATGGTAAGCGAAACTCGAGAAGAAACATGCGACGAATGTGGCATGTATGAAACCCAATGCAAGTGTGAAAAAGAAATAAAAGAATTTTCAGAATTTTCTGAATGGACAACACAGGTAGCAGAAGGCCGCCCGACTGACGATCAGATTTCTCAATTGAAAAAGCTTCTCGATAGCGGCGAGTTAGACACAACAGGATTAGAAGGCACTCCTTCCATGCAGGCGTTGGAGGATATTGGAATATTAGATCAAGATTTATCAGACGCTATCGAAGCAGCCGGTCCCAATGGCGATATGAGAACTATACTGAGATCCTGGTTACATGAAAAAAATGATCAAGATGCCATCAAAGAATTAGGTCTAGATAACAGCGATAAAGAAGAACAAGCCGCCGAGCCGGAGGAAACTCCTCCACCGGAAGCAGTCGCATCTCCTGAAGTTCCAGAAACTCCTCCAGCCGAAGAGCAGCCGCCTGCTGGAGCTGAACCCGGAATAGCACCTCCGTCCCCTACCGAAGAAGATGAAGAAATAGAAAGAGAACCCAATAAGAAAAAACTTTCTCCCACAGATGTAGCCGAAAGAATCCAAGGGTTTTATAATGTGCAGGAAGGAACCTTTACATTGGGCGAAACCGGCGTTATCACCAAGATAGAAAAAGAAGGTGGTCCGCATGCAGCACGATTGGCCAAAAAGTTTATGCATATGCATCGAGTACTTGGTCCAGAAAGATTTAATTCTGTGCTACAACAAAACATCAAAAATAGAAACATGATGGAAAAACCGGATCAAACGGCTTTTGAAGATATTTTGAGATTGTCTGGCTTAAAAAAATAATAATTTTTTCTTGCTTTAATAAATAGAAGTGTGTATATTATAGACATATGCACACTTTTTCTTTTTAGTCAGTTGGCTAAAAAGATGTGGCTTAAACAAAAGGAAAAACATTATGGCAACATTAGCAGAAATTAGAGCAAAACTTCAAGCATCATCTCAAAAAGGTACCGGTGGCTCAACCGGCGGCGACAACGCAATCTATCCTTTTTGGAATATCCAAGACGATCAAACAACAACAGTACGTTTCTTACCAGATGCAGATCCGAACAATGAATGGGGATTTTGGATAGAGCGATCAGTTATTAAAATGCCCTTTGCTGGCATTGTGGGAGAAACTGATTCTAAGCCGGTAACAGTGGCTGTTCCTTGCATGGAAATGTATGGAAAGAATGAGGTATGTCCTATCCTTACAGAAGCGCGTGCTTGGTACAAGCAGGCCAAGGACGAACGAGATCCAGCATTCAAGGCCGAGCTAGAAGCATTGGGTAGCCGTTATTGGAAGAAACGCAGTTATCTTTTCCAAGGATTTGTAGTTGATAACAAGGTGCCCGATGATAAAGCTCCAGAAAATCCAATCCGACGATTTGTTATGAACGCACAGATTTTCAATATCGTAAAGACCGGTGTCATGGATCCGGAAATTGAAGAACTGCCGACTGACTATGTGCGTGGATTAGATTTCAAGATTGCCAAGACCAAGAAAGGCAAGTTTGCTGATTATACTTCTTCAAGCTATGCTCGTCGTGAACGTGCACTAGATGCAAACGAAATGGCTGCTATTGAAAAGTATGGACTCTTTGATTTAAAGAGTTTTCTTCCTAAGAAGCCCACTGAGGTTGAACTTAAGGTAATTCAGGAAATGTTCCAGGCATCAGTTGACGGCGAAGCATTTGATATGGCTCGCTGGGGTCAATACTTTAAGCCTTCAAACTACGCATCTTCGTCGCGAGGCAATGATGACTTGGGCGAGGATGATGTGATTACATCTGCATCTCCTGCTCGTGCTGCTGCACCTAAGATTGAAGAAAAGCCTGTTCTCAAGGTTGAAGAAAAAGTTGCTGTCAAGGCAGATGAAAAATCTGCTCCAGTCAGTGACGGTGCAGCCCGAGCACAGGAAATTATGCAAAGGATCCGTAGTCGCGCGGTTCAGCAGTAATTTAGGAGATCAAAATGACAAAAAGTTTTGATATTTCTAAATTTAGAAAGAGCATTACCAAGTCAATTGACGGTCTAGGGGTCGGATTTAACGACCCCACAGACTGGATCTCGACTGGTAATTATGCTTTGAATTATCTTATTTCAGGAGATTTCTTTAAAGGAGTTCCGCTGGGTAAGGTCACTGTGTTTGCAGGAGAATCCGGGGCAGGTAAAAGTTATATCTGTTCGGGCAACATCATTAAGCATGCACAAGAACAGGGCATTTATGTAATCCTTATTGACAGTGAAAATGCGTTGGACGAAGCTTGGTTAAAAGCATTGGGAGTAGATACCGCAGAAGATAAACTGCTGAAGTTAAACATGGCCATGATTGACGATGTGGCCAAAACTATTTCAGAGTTTATGAAAGAATACAAATTGATGCCAAATGAGGATCGTCCAAAGGTATTATTTGTGATTGATAGCCTTGGTATGTTGTTAACTCCGACTGATGTCAATCAGTTCGAAGCAGGCGAAATGAAGGGCGACATGGGTCGTAAACCCAAAGCCCTAACATCCTTGGTGCGCAACTGTGTCAACATGTTTGGCAGTTGGAATGTGGGCATGATCTGTACCAATCATACCTATGCTAGTCAGGACATGTTTGATCCTGATGATAAAATTAGCGGCGGCCAAGGATTCATTTACGCATCCAGTATTGTGGTTGCAATGAAGAAATTAAAACTCAAGACCGATGCAGATGGCAATAAGACCTCCGAAGTGCATGGCATACGAAGTGCCTGTAAAATCATGAAAACACGCTATGCTAAACCATTTGAAACTGTGCAAGTTGAAATTCCTTATTCCACAGGAATGAGTGCCACTTCCGGTTTGGTAGACATGTTTGAAAAGATGAATGTATTATCCAAGTCGGGCAATAAATTGGCCTACACTGACAAAGAGACCGGAGAGATTATTTCGGAGTTTCGTAAAAACTGGACCGAAGATAAATTAAGACTTATTATGGATCAGTGGGATGAACTTTTAGTTAATCAATCTACAAATAACATAACCGATAGCGAGGGCGAATAATGGACGAGAGTTTGATCATTGAAATTTGGGATACTTTCAAGCAGTATATTCCGGAAAAGAACAAGGACAATGCTGCAGGTCAATATGTTGATTTCCTTTTAGGAAAAGATATTGATGCCGAAACATTGGAAGGATATTTGTCTTATGATCCACATCTCGATGATGCTATTAATTTAGTAATCGATGGACCAGAGGACCACGAGGACGAAGAAGATTTTGGACATGATCACGAGGATTATTAATGTCCTTATGGTACTCAAAGGTGAGCAAGGACATTGCTCACCTTCCTTCCTGCATTGATCATTTTTATCACGAACTTGATTCTGCCAAAAAAGAAGTCAAGATTTTTGGCAATGTAGAAAAGGCCTCGGCACAACTGCCTGGAATTGTAGAACATCGCTTTAATCAATTACAAGAAATTGAAGCGATTTTAGAATATTTAAATATCGAGCTAAGAAGAATACGTAGCAAGATTTTTAAGAAATATTTAGAGAATTATCAAAGAGCATTAAGTTCCAGAGATGTTGAAAAGTATGTGGACGGCGAAGCAGACGTAGTTGACATGGAAAAAATCATTAATGAGTTTGCCCTGTTAAGAAATCAATGGTTAGGTATTATCAAGGCCATTGATCAAAAACAATGGCAAATCACCAACATTGTTAAACTGCGTACAGCAGGATTAGAGGATGTTTCGATTTGATGTACGTGGAAGAACTAATTGAAAGACTGGCATGCGAGGGAAATTATATTTTCTCTATGCCTTTACTACTCAATTTGATTGATCAAAAATACATAACCAGTTTTGCTGCTCAGTTAATCAGAGGAGATTCTTTGACCGAAAAGCAAAGATCTTTAGCTATACAAATAATTAAAAAATATAAATCTCAATTGTCTAGAGCGTTAAATTTTGATGTAGAACAATTTTTAGATAAACCTCAGTTTAGAATGCCCAGTAGAATAATTGCCCAAATAAGAAAAATTTGTATCGAAGAAATTTATGATCCTTCATATAACAAAGGATCAACCAATAAAAAAATCTTGGTTTATTTTCCCTACGATGAAGAGTTAATTGATCAAATCAAAGAATATAAATCGTCATTAAATTTGAGTTTTGAATCGAAACAGATCTCATGGAACAATTCAAAAAAATATTGGACCTTTGCATTGACCGAATCTAACATTTTATTTTTATCAAAATTCAACAACTTTGTCAGAGATGAAGAATTTGATTCAATACTAAAACAAATAGAAGAAGTGGGTAGCCAAATTGAAAATTACATTCCCATGGTTTCATTTGAAGATTCTAAATATGTTTTTAAAAATGCACACGAAAGAATTCCAAAAATATCAACTGATAATTTATTAGAAATTTTGATTGGTGCTAAAAAATATGGCATATCCTGCATGGATGAAACAGTTGATCAACATTTGACTGCTGCTGCCTATCCAGATTCTGTAAAAAAATGGTTGAGAAATAATTCAATTGCACCCTGTGCTCTGGAACACGAATCGTTAAATTTTTTACAACATATTATTAAATTTTCTGATAATATTCTTTTTATTATTCCCGGCGGCAGCGAATTATATCATTTACAAACTGCACACAATAGTTTAAAATCCATGAACTATAGAGATGATCAAATGTCAGTTTTATTTAGGCTTGATAGCAGTACTGGCAAAATGTGCAATGACTATATCAAAGAAAACAATCTAAATGGATCTATTTCTGATAGTACAAAATTTGTATTCGTGAGTGTGAAACTTCCCAAAACACTTTTTGAATCCAACAAACGTTTTGATCTTGTAGTAAATTTTGGATCAAACTCTGCTCATTACACGATTAAAAATTTCTTGCAACGACATCATAATATTATCCACATGAACTTACTGGATCTACAAAAGAGATAAAAATTGGCCAGCTGTAAAATCATAATCAAAGACGAGGTTAATATCAAGATTGACGGGCTTGATCTAGATACTCGCAAAGCTTTGACTAAAAAATTCAAATATGAAGACCCCACAGCAAGATATAGGCCATCCTATCAGCTAGGTCGATGGGATGGATCCGTAAGTTTTTTTGGCATTGGCGGAACCACTTATCTAGCAATGCTGGAACCTGTTTTACTTGAACTAGAAAAATATAATTATTATGTGGAGGTTGAAGATTTAAGAACAAGCCCTGCATTGGAGTTTGATCAGATCAATGAAGATTTTTGGGGAGACAGTAGGTGGCCTAAAGGTCACCGTTTTGAAGGAGAACCCATTAGATTGCGTAGTGATCAAGTGGAAGTTGTAAATAATTTTCTCAACAATCCACAATCACTACAAGAGGTGGCCACAGGAGCAGGCAAAACCATCATGACCGCTACCTTGAGCAAGATTTGTGAAAAATATGGACGCACTATCACTATAGTTCCTAACAAAAGTCTAGTTGAACAAACCGAAGAAGATTTTATCAATGTGGGATTGGATGTTGGCGTCTACTATGGAGATAGAAAAGATCTTAATAAAACGCACACAATTTGCACCTGGCAAAGTCTCAATATCCTGGATAAAAAAAGTAAAAACTTTGAAAACAGCGATGAGTTATTGACTCTGGCAGAATTTCTTGAAAATGTTAATACCATCATAGTTGACGAGGTACACATGGCCAAAGCTGATGTACTTAAGAAATTGTTGACACATAATCTAAGAAATACTCCCATACGTTGGGGATTGACCGGAACGGTTCCCAAGGAAGAAATAAATTTTCAAAATATACGTGTGTCATTAGGTGACGTAGTAGGTCGTGTCAGTGCTCATGAATTACAACAAAAAGGTATATTGAGTCAATGTCATGTAAATATAGTTCAAACAAGTGAGTGGAAAGCGTTTAGCAATTATCAAGAAGAATTGAAATATTTGGTCACAAGTCAAGAACGTGTTGAATTCATTTCCAAAATAATTTCCGGAATAGCAAATACAGGAAATACATTGGTGTTGGTCGATCGCATTGATTGCGGAAATATGATTAAAGAAAATCTCACAGCATTGACAGGCCAAGAGGTAGCGTTTGTTTCCGGTGCAGTCAAAACCAAAGATAGAAAAGAAGAATACGATGAAATTAAAACTTCTGATAACAAAATTATCGTTGCCACCTATGGAGTGGCTGCTGTGGGCATCAATATACCTAGAATTTTTAATTTGGTCTTGATCGAACCAGGTAAAAGTTTTGTACGTGTTATTCAAAGCATCGGACGCGGTATACGCAAAGCCGACGACAAAGATTTTGTTCAAATTTGGGATATTACAGCAGCCAGTAAGTATGCCAAACGACATTTAACAGAAAGGAAACGTTTTTATCGAGACGCACAATATCCTTTTACAATTGACAAGGTGAAATATCAATAATGCAGATACTTACATTACAAAATCAGACATTTTTTTTAAATGATCTTCCCGAGGAAGTGGACGAAAACATGAGATTTTCGGTCATGGATAACAGTGACCCATCAAATACCGATTACTTCTTTATTCCATTGATTTTCCTAGAAAGTTTTACCGCGCCAGCAGCGGTATTACAAATTGGTCCTTATGAAATTAACATGCCCTTGGACTGGTGCACAGTGGTAGGAGATCCTGAAGGTCCGGACATGGAGGTGCTTCCGTTGACCAGTTTAAATGATCGAGGATTTAAAACATTCTGTTTCAATCCCTTGAGTTCTTTTAGACCGGAATTTTTAGACATTGACATAGTCAATGTCTATCAAGATGTCAAGTGGTATTTTCCCAAAATTAAAACTGGGCAGTTGCTGACCACACCCTTACACAAAGGCAATAAGCCCATCTGCGCATATTTTGTCAAAGAAGTGAGCCGACAAAGTGAATTGTTAGATTATACAAAGTGTTGGTAATACATGATATACGATACATTTATATTTTTTAATGAATTGGATATTTTAGAATCTAGGATAAAATATCTTCATGATACTGTGGATTATTTTGTTATTGTTGAATCCAACATCACTCATTCGGGTAAACCAAAGCCTTTTTATTTTTTAGAGAATGAGCAAAGATATTCAAAATACAAAGATAAAATAATTTATTTTCCTTATATTTTTGATAATTCAATCCACAAATTGGATTTTGATCATCATGAAAACCACGGCGAAAACTCTCCATTTTGGATAGTTGAAAATCTTCAGCGAAATCACATCACTGCATTTGTAAATCAAATAGGCGATGATGATCTTGTGTTAATAAGCGATGCTGACGAGATCCCAAACAAAGATGTCATCAAATCGATTTATTCAGATTTGCATGCTCAACTTGGATTTGCCTACGGTGCATTATTACAGGAATTTTTTTATTATGATTTAACACATAGAAATCTCAATGTTTGGGTAGGAACAATATTTTCTAAAGCAGGATTAATCAAAGAAAAAACGGCACAATGGTTTAGAAATAATCGATATCAAATTCCTCATATAAAAAATGCCGGATGGCATCTCAGTTACTTTGGAAATGTCAAGCATATTATAGACAAGATTGAAAATTTTGCTCATCAAGAATTCAACAACGATTATTTTAAGAATCCTGAACATATTAAAAGACAAATTGAAAACAATAAAGATTTATTTGAAAGAAGCGGCGATCAATTTGAATTAGTGGATATTTCCTTATTTCCGTTGGATTTTTTAAAATGTTTTCACTCCCAAGCTGTAGACCATTTACCTAAATTAATTTCTCATAAACCGTCAAAAGTTGTTGATAGCGTTTATAATTTTGATTCTAAAATTACTGTTATTGTGCCCACGATGTGGAAGTTCAAACCATTTCTAAATTTTGTATCTGAATTAACAAAGATACCGCTAATTGGAGAGGTGCTAATAATTAATAATGCAGTTGCAGACACTCCTGCGCACAGCGTGTTGGATAACGATAAAATATCTCTCTACAATTTTGATCAGAATACATTTGTTAATCCAGCATGGAATTTTGGAGTTAAAAACAGTAGATATGATAGGATTTGCATTTTAAATGATGATCTTATTTTTGATCTTAAACTAATTAACAAGATCTATGAATATCTCGAACCAAATAAAATCTTTGGACTAGATGCCCACACTTCTTTTGTTGACGGATCGATTGATATTGATTATTATAATGGACAAAATGGATTTGGGTTTGGATGCCTCATGTTTCTATTTAAACAGGATTGGGTTAATATTCCAGATGATTTAAAAATTGGATATGGAGATAACTGGATTTTTGACACCATGCTATATAGAGGCAATCACAATTATTTAATATCAAATATGTTATTTTATACTCCAAATTCCGCAACAATGTGTACACTTGATACTAATTTTGCTCAACAAATTTATAAGAAAGAAACTGAAGTTTATAAAAAAGAAATTGCCAGGTTTATTGATCAAAAAAATAAGTGAAATCAAAAATATTATATTATCTAGGAAAAGAAAATGGCGCTTGATATCAAGAAGGAATTGACAGCAGTAGATTTGAGAAATTATAATTTCTATGATAATCTTACCGCTGACGAAAAAAAATCCTTTAGTCCTTTTATTTTGATGCGTTATACTAGCAATGTCAAAGGAGATCATGATATACAGGAATGGTATCTTGAAAGAACCAATGAACTGGTTAATAAACATCATTGGGTACTGAGCAAACATCATAAAGCATTGCTCTGGAAGCTATTTGCAGGTGTCGGTGTAGGTACGCGGATGTATCATCAGTATCTCGCTGCAGGTAAAAAAGAAAAAGCACAAAAAATTAAACGACTGATAGCAGAACTGTATCCTGCAATGAAAATGAATGAGATTAAATTGTTGTCCGGTATGATGACCAAAGAAGATATCAAAGAACTATTTGATAAAATGGGGTTTGATAAAAAACAAAGGAAGGAATACGAATGATACAAGAAGTTTGGACCACTGGGGTTTCTCATGATGGAAAGGTTTATATAGAAACAGGCATCGATAATAATAATATTAAATTATATGTTGAAGGAAAATTTTCATCTCATGAAAGTTTAATTCGGTTTGCCAGCAATCTCGCTAGAAAAATAAACGGGACCTTACAAGAGTGATTGATTTAGCTGATCAGCCCTTTACCTGCTCGCATTGTGGGAAGAAATTTATGCAATCCCGTACTTTATTTAGCCACATGTGCGAAAACAAACGAAGAGCATTACAAAAAGACGAAAAAAGAGTCCGTACAGGATTCATGGCCTATAATAGATTCTATCAGCTGACTCAAAACTCTAGAACAACTAAATCTTATGAAGATTTTTGCAAGAGTTCTTTTTACAATGCTTTTGTAAAGTTTGGAAGTTTCCTAAACAATGTCAATCCGCTATATCCGGAAAAATTTATTGACTTCGTGATCAAAAGTGGAGTCAAGCTGGATCATTGGTGCAGAGACGCACTGTACGAAGCTTATCTCTATGAAACACTGAAAACTGAACCAGTTGAGGCTGCGGTGCAAAGATCACTTCAGACCATGATGGAATGGGCTGATATAAGTCAAGCACAGTTTAATCATTATTTTAATTATGTGAATCATAATCGTGCAGTGCATGATATAAGAAACGGTAAAATTTCTGCTTGGTTGATACTAAACTCCAAAAGCGGAAAAGCCATGGTAGAAGGTTTCAGTGACGAACAGTTGGAATTAATTGCTCCAGCCTTTGATGTTACTCATTGGCTCAAGCGATTTAAAAACGCCCCAGCAGACGTTGGTCTTGTCAAAGAGATTTGTAAAGAAGCGGGAATAGAATGATACAGTCAGATGTTGACATTGATTTTGCCAATAGAGAAGATATTTTATCAAAGATTCCTCATATCGCAGCTTCGCGCATAGAACGCGGCGAATATAAAAAACACAGTACCGGAATATACCTACAGAAAATTCCTGTAAACCCAATAAGTAATATTGCGGCAATTGATTATAAAACTGCAGAAAGTCGAGGCTATTTCAAGCTGGATTTTTTAAATGTGGGTGTTTATAAAGATATCAAAAGCGAACAACATTTAATTGAATTAATGAACAAGGAGCCATTATGGGAGCTTTTACTTCAAGACGAGTTTGTAAATCTACTATTTCATTTAAGGGGGCATGGGGATGTACTGAGGATGACTTGCCCAACTTCCGTGGAACAGTTAGCTGCGGTCCTAGCGATGATACGCCCCGCGAAACGTTATTTGATTGGGAAAGACTGGACTACAGTGATGAACGAGATATGGACAAAGTCTGAGGGCGAAGATTATGCTTTTAAAAAGGCTCACGCTATCAGCTATGCGATGTTAGTGGCTGTGCAGATGAATCTTATCTGTGAAAACTATTAGTCTTTGGATTTTTTTGGAGCGCGTACCAATTGTATGGATTTTCTTTTTACCCGTTTTTCCGAAATCTCATCCAGATTGACCACGGGTCCAAAAAGTATTTCCACATCCTTGGAATTGAAAGTTTTGATATAATTTCTAAATATGATCATGTCTTTTTTGAGAAAAATATTGATAGGTATTTTGCGATTGCTTTCCCACCACCAGACGTCACCCAATTCTAAGAATTTGCTTTTTTCTGTATCGGTTTTGATAATGCCAAAATCATAGAGACTGGTCACATGACTATTTAAATTGATGATGATACCTACATATTCTACATCATTTGATTTGATACAGGTGATAAAGGGAAAATTCTTTTGAAAGTCGATTTTTGTTGTCATTGATTGCAATAAATACATAATATGAAATTACCAGTTTATTTATATCCAAATGTATATCAAGTTGTTTTAGATTTGGACGACAACAATAATAGGATCTATCAGGTTATGTACCAACGCGATTTAAAACTGCAGAAAGGTGTAAAAAACACCATACAGATACAATTCAAAAACAGTGATCAAAAGCTATTGAATGTTTCTACGGGAACATTTGTTATGGTACTGTTCGATGCCACTGATCAACGCACACTGATACAAAAACCCGTAACAATCCTAGATAACGGAACCACTGCTTCGTTGCGAGGACTTGGGCAAGTGACATTTTACGAAAGCGATCTAGAAGCATTGGAAAGTGTGTATTATCAAATAGGGATTAAAGCACTAGATCCGGCCGACGGCAGTTATGTGCCTGCATACGCTAACACCTATTATGATGTGGCCGGCACGGTGGAAGTAAAACATGATCTCTATCCCACACTAATACCCAGTCAACAGGTGTTGGCTTGTCAATTCCAAACATTTTTCAACGCTGATCAAACAGCGAGAGCATGGAACTATTACTCAGGCAATTTGTATGCCAGTCCCCAATTTAAATCCAACACTGCGCTGCAAACTGTGGCCGTTTACATGACCAATTACAAAGGAACTGTTGTCATCGAAGGCACATTGGAAAATAACCCAAATACTTTTGGCAACTATGCAGTGATCAGCAGTAAATCCTACAATGGATTTAGCGGGATTGATTACACAAATTTTAACGGATTATTTTCCTACATTCGAGTACGCTATATTCCAGCTATCAATCCGGTGACACAATCCAACAATATCTACAACAACACATTTGCTGCACAGAATCTTGCCTATGCCGGATCGGTTGATCAAATACTGTATAGAAGTTAAAATCAATGTATGAGTCTCATACAAGAAACGTTGCGTGCTCTGCTGCCGCCCAAAAGAAAAACTACCAGCGGCGGATGGATCAGCTTCAATGCTCCATGCTGTGTGCACAAGGGCGAATCACAAGACACTAGACAACGTGGCGGCATACTGTTTGAAGGGGAGGGCTTTGTATGGCATTGCTTCAACTGCGGTTTCAAAGCAGGATGGAAACCCGGTAAACTGGTAGGTAAAAATACCAAAGATCTATTGCGCTGGTTAGGGTTACCCGAAACAGAAATTAATCGACTGATTTTAGATGCGTTAAAAGACAAAGACACATCTCCGCTTGACAACAAAGCGTTAAATTTTGAGCTGCACGAAGAAGCATTGCCTGGCAAATGTCAAAGCATCATGCAATGGCTATCCATACAAGAACCGGACTCTCGGTTGGCAAACATTGTGGAATACATACTGTCTAGAGGATTGACATTGGATGATTACGATTGGCATTGGAGTGATTGTGCCGGATATCAGGATCGCGTGATCATTCCATTTTATCATGACAAAAAAGTAGTAGGATGGACGGCACGTAAAATAAACAATGGACGACCTAGATATCTGACCAAGAGTCAACCCGGTTATGTGTTTAATTTAGATGCACAGCATTGGGATAGAAAATATCTAATCGTAGTGGAAGGACAGTTTGATGCCATAGCCATAGGTGGAGTAGCCATCATGACAAATGAACCCAACGAGGTTCAATGTGCGCGTATCAACTCTACAGGCAAACCGGTTATTGTAGTTCCTGATCGAGATCGACCTGGTGCCAAGCTGTTGAAATCAGCGATTGATAATGGGTGGAGCATGAGTTTTCCTCCCTGGGCAGATGATATCAAAGATGTAGCTGATGCAGTGCTGCGCTATGGTAAACTCTACACCCTAGCCACGATATTGCATTATCGAGAGACAAACAAGATAAAAATAGAGCTACAGAAGAAAAAATTGGAGAAACTGGATGACAAATAAAACAGATTACAGTCACGATATACAAAAGATTTATTTAGAAATGTTTTTGAGCGACGCTGAAACATTTATTCGGTGCCAGAACATTTTTGATCCCAAAAACTTTGATCAAAAGCTAAGAAAGGCCGCAGAGTTCATGACCGAATATGTGGACAAATACAAGATCATGCCCGAACCCGGCATACTAAATGCCAATTGCAAAATGAACTTACAGGCCGCTCCTGTTCCCAAAGAGAACTATGACTGGTTACTGAACGACTTTGAAAACTTCAGTAGACACAAAAGTTTAGAAAGAGCCATTATCGAAAGCAGTGATCTATTGGAGGCAGGTGATTATGGCCCGGTAGAAAAACTGATCAAAGACGCTATCCAGATCAGTCTCAGTCGAGACATGGGCACAGACTATTGGGATGATCCTAGAGCGCGATTAAACAAGCTGAAAGAAAACAATGGACAGATTTCAACAGGCTGGCCCACGGTGGACAAAAAGCTGTATGGCGGTTTCAAGCGCGGAGAATTGAACATATGGTGTGCAGGATCCGGCGGCGGCAAATCGCTGTTCCTGGCCAATCAAGCATTGAACTTTGCGCTGGCTGGACTAAACACCATCTATTTTACATTTGAGCTCAGTGAAGAACTGGTCAGCATGCGACTGGACAGCATGGTCACAGGAACTCCTACCAGAGACGTGTTTAAGAATCTAGACGATGTAGAACTAAAGGTCAAGATGACAAGAAAGAAGGCGGCAGAAATACAGGTAAAATACCTTCCTTCTGGTAAAAATTGTAATGATTTGAGATCATATTTGAAGGAATATCAGGTCAAAACAGGTCAAAAACCTGACATAATTTTAGTGGACTACTTAGACCTTATGATGCCTCTATCGATCAAGGTAAGTCCGAGCGATCTTTTTGTAAAGGACAAATATGTCAGCGAAGAACTGCGCAATTTGGCCATGGAAACGCAATGTGTGGTAGTAACAGCCAGTCAGTTGAATCGAGCTGCTGTGGAAGAAATTGAGTTTGATCACAGTCACATTTCGGGCGGATTAAGCAAGATCCAGACAGCAGATAACGTGATCGGTATTTTTACCAGCCGTGCTATGAAAGAACGCGGGCGCTACCAGATACAGTTTATGAAAACACGCAGCAGCAGCGGTGTTGGAAACAAAGTGGATTTGGAATTTAATGTGGATACTCTGCGTATCTCAGATTTGGGAGAAGATGAAGAATCCAGTTTCGGGCAACAAAAATCCAATTCAGCCACCAGCAACATCATGGAAAAGTTTAAAAAAACCAGTACCGTTAAAACTTTGGACACGGCTGCAGACACAGAAACACGTGATGCAGATCCCACTCGGGGTGTGCCAGTTGGCAAGATCAAAGCAATTGCAGGATCTACACAGCTGAGAGCAATGCTGGCCAACATCAATGTTGAAAAGGATTAAATACATGACATGCCTACATTTAAATTGCCTATTGACATACATGACAGACTGAATCCAGCTTTATGGAACGGTGATAAACCTCACGACGAAGTGCAACGGGCTTTGCTTAGGATAGCGAGAGAATACTACAAGTTTCTAAAAGTAAAAGCTCCTATTCGCGACATATTGATTTCGGGCAGCCAGGCCAACTATAACTATTCACAATATTCCGATATTGATCTACATTTGGTATTTGATTTCAGTGATATACAATGTGACGAGCCCATAATAGAACTGTTTGACAGCAAAAGAAAATTGTGGAAGAAAAATCACGACATTGATATCTATGGAATTCCTGTTGAAGTATATGCTGAGGATTCTCTTAATCCTGCTGTCAGTGCATGCTATAGTTTATTGAAAGGACAATGGGTACGTCATCCGAGTACTGCACAAGTGAATTACAATCTAGGCAAGGTCAAACAATCTGTCAACACATGGAGTCGTTTGATATTGTTTGCTATCAAACAGCAAGACGTGGATCTATGCAAACAGGTTATGGCCTTGCTCTCACATTATCGAAAATTGGGATTAAAGGCATACGGCGAATTTGGAACTCCAAATCTAGTCTACAAAAGTTTGCGTAATATGCAATTACTAGAAAGATTGAACACTGAAATTCACGATCTAGAAGATGAACTATTAAGTCTTGACTAGTTAATCTAAATCTTTACTGACAAAATGCCATAGTAATGGTCAAGAAGATCCATGTTGTCAAACCAATTGACCTCAATCGTCTTGTGTGAAATTTCCACTGGATTCTCTATTAATACGATCTATTTCGTCAACTACCGAATCATGGTCAGATAAAATAGTAATTCCAGTTTCGCCAATGGGAGTGGTCCATTTTAAAAACCAAGTGTCTCCGATTTCTGCGGCACTAAAAACCCATCCCCATTGATTTCTAATAGGTCCTATACGCCAGTGTGTTAGTGAGCGAAATTTATGATCGATCATATTGTGTTACCGCCAGTGATTGGGTGTGAATAACAAAATTTGGCGCAGATTGGTCAAAACTTTTTGATAGTGCGTTCCTTTTTTTCCGTTCTTGATAATGTTGGAAAACCACCAACCGTAATCAATACCGCCATCAGGTCGAGATAATCCTTCTATATTTGGAGAGACTTTCCTTACCGCTTTATTGATCAGTTGAAAAATTGGATTGCTAGGCGACCTTATATCATGTATCAATGATTGGGAATCCATCATAACGATGGTCTGTTTGATATTTCTGCATGTCTGCATCAAATCATAAAAATGTTCAAAATCTTGATTCTCTAATGATTGGTTAGCTTCAATCAGGGCCTGTCTTAACGATTCATGCGCTGTTTTTTTCAAATCCGGAACTACTGTATTAAAAAATGCATTTCTAAAATTTACGTAATCTCTTTGTTCTTTTGAGTTTATTACCTTTCCTAACCGTTTGAATTGATCAATAGTAAATTTATTGATATCTCGTAATTGTGGTTTGATTTTATTTTTCTTTTTGGCCTCATCAAATTTTCTCAACAATCTATACAATCCATCATTGTCGTGACCGTCATCATAATCGTGACCAAGGTCTATTCTTCCTTGGATATATTCTCTTATGATCCAAGTAAGATACTTCAAATTAGTAGTAGGGTCTTTCTTTGCCAACTGTCTTATGATATAAGCACTCAGTTCAGCTTCAGGCATTTTATATTTCAAAATCGCTTCATTACCATAATAGCGTTGAATCAATTGAGGTCCGTATATGACCGCAGCTTTGCGACTATCGAGTTCTAACAGTATATCACGTATATGCATTACGATATTTATGCTGAAAGATAGATGTACACTAGACCGATATTGTGTTATAATAGACACATGTTTTATGCAAAATTTTTATTTGTTATGATCCTGGTTGCGCTAGCTGATATATGCTGGACCATGTATTTTATTGAAACCGGAAAACGTAATGCATTGAAGGCAGCCACATGGAGCAGCTTGATCATGTTATGCGGCAGTTACAGTGCTATCTCTTACGTTGAAGATCATCATTATATTCTAGCGGTCATGATTGGATCTTTTGCCGGCACTTATTTTATATTGAAATGGAAAAAAGATCTTTAGGCAGTTGGCTCAGCAGGAGGAGTACTGTTATCAGGCAAAGCTTCTGGTTCTTCTTCGGACACAGCCGGCCTCACCGTTGTTGTCATGTATCCTGCCCTTATGAAATTTTTTAATTTTTCTATTTCATCATCAATATTGTAAGTTTTAATTTTTGTATCATCTGTTTGTAATGCAGGATCCTCTGAAGCCGTTTTCATATAAGCTTCAAGTTCGGGTTTTTTTTCTTTAAGACCTGTAACTAGATCTGTATAAAGGTAAGGAAATTTTTCTCTAATGTATTCCGCGTTGGCTTGACTATCGGCGATATTTTTAAAATCAGGATTTTGAGCATTACCGGCATCAAACTGAAATCGTTCTTTTCCTACAAACTTGCGTTCACCGTTATTAGTGGCCTTGGTGATTGAGACATCATCAGGAGCGTAAGGATAAAGTTGAAACAGCATGGCTCTAGTGGAATAGCTTTGGAAATGTCCACCGTAATTGCTGTTTGCTGTGCACCAGTTTGATCCTTGACCATAAAGCACATTGGCAGCTCTATTTAAAGTGACATAAATTTTATAATCATCGTTATCCACTATAACAAAAGCTCGTATGGCTCGTTTCATAGCTGCTAACTTCATTCTTTCATTATAATCTTTAAGAGCTTCTTGGTAATGGAATACCAAATAGTTTCCTAAATCGCGCACACTCTTAAAACTGCCCAGGTTTGAATGCGCCGGTTCCAGCATGTTTCGATTTTTGAGAAAATAAAATTTTCCTAGATTTAGATTCAAGGTTCCGGTGATATCTTCCCAGTTGTGACTGCCAGCTATATAGCGCTCAACGATCCATTTATTATCTTTGCCTTCTCGCTGATATCTTACACCCTCGTACCCTTGTTCTTCTATGCGATCCAGTTGTGTCATTATCCATTCAGCGATTTGTTGATCATTGAATTTTTTAACACCTTTGGCCACACTGCCTTTGACATTTTGAACAAAGTCTGCGGGAAAATTGTGGGGCGAAGTGTTCACATCATCACGCACAACATCTGCCAATTCCGTAACTAGTTTTTTATTATTCAAGACAAATTGGCTGCCTTTACTGAGTGTGTTTTCAACCAGCAATGATTCAACAAGGGTTATTAATGATCTAATGTCCGGAAGCATTATTAATTACCTGGTTTTCGCATGAGAGCAGTTCTCACACCAGCCAGCATAGGCTCCCATTTTCTCACAGTATCGCCTGGTGTGAGCATATCCTCGTACCATTCTACTCTTTTCATTAAATCTTGTGGAGCTACAGAATCCACTGACCTATTGATGAGTGCTTTTACCGGGCTGCCATAACCGAGATTTAACTCTCCTTGGGTATCGACTGCTGTAATAAAATTTTTAATTGTTACCGCAGTCGCACTTGCTTCGCTGGCCGCGTCAAAATTTCCGCCGGTCATGGCTCTTTGCGCACGTTGCGTAATGATACTAAGGCATTCATATGCTATTTTTTTAAGTAACGGTCGTAGTTTGGAAACCAATTTAATCTGTAGTCTAGGGAGATCTTCGACTCCGTATTTGGGTTGATCACGACTAGCGCGGGCAGCCATTACATCTCTAGGAACTGCTCTATGTGAAATTATCACGCTTTTGAGTTCACCCAGTTGCTCACGCATTTTATCAAAAATATTTTCATCATTGCGCACATCAGATCTGCCTACTAGCCCGCCTCTGGCACGCATCACAGTAGGATCAATATCTCTTTCCACGTCGCCTTCTTGTCGGAATAGATCAGGATTTACCTGTTGATCACCCACAAATGCCACTACCTTGTATCGCAGCGTATTATCTCTCGCAGGATTATATACTTTGCGTTTTCTTCTAGCAGCTTCTTCACCGCTTTGTATATCTTGCTCATTGGGCTTGATACCAGCTACACCGCGTGTGCCCACCACGATTAAAAAGTTATCGGGATGATTTTTAAATTCAGACCACATCACTCGTTCACTGAACGGATGCTCTGCCCATTCCACGTCGTTGCCTAATTTATTTCTACGATGTAACCATTGAACCAGATGCTGACCGCCTGGATTTTTGCCAATCACTCGACTCAACGTGCTTTCAACCAACAATTCTTTTATAATCGCTTCATCTAGTTTTTTGCATAAAATGGCTTCAGCCACTCTAAATCGATATTCTTCTTTGATAAATCTCTTGTGCATCTCCAGTTCTTCTTTGAGATAGCTTGCATCTTTTTTGATCATGATAGTTGACTCTCTTCTGGGTAATCTTGGTCTATCTTGCGGGGGAGAATTTTCTCCTGGCATGTCGTAGGTCTGACCTCGACCTAGCTGTGATGGCTCGCGTGCTGTCCTTGTCCCTGCTTTGGTATCTGCTTCGGGCCATGCATAGATATAATAGCCCAATCGCTGATCGTCTATGAAATCTTGTACCACTTGAAAACGCACCCCTGATTCCACAAATTCTCTCACGTCGGCTCGATACCCTGGTATGTGTGGATGAGTAGGTGCATCCGGGGATCCCATGGGCTGAGCATGATCTCTTAACCATTCGCCCACACTGCTCAATTGTTCCAGAGTGTTGTATTCACTTTCCGAGGGCGGCCTGGGATTGTTTCCTGCACGACGTGATCCTGGCAACAGATTGGCAGCATCTGGGCTGAGCCAGGCAATGGCAGTGATATCCTCCACAGGAGTGCGGGTGCGTGCGCCAAACACTCGATCGCCCATCATGCGTATCTGTTGCTTCTGGAAACCAGGAAGGTTGCGTATTTGATGCCATTCAATGTTGGGCACAGCCAATTCGGTGGCCAACATGGCCGGCAGTCGATTGGCCACAACTGGCATGTTTTGGTTGATCACTGGACTGGGTTCTTCTGGTTCGCCCATGCCACGATGCTGTCTAGCACGCTCTTGATCAGTAATTTCTCCAGGATCTAAATCATTCAGTCTATTGAGTGCATCGCGCATGCGTTCGGACGGAGTGGCCTGCACACTGCGCGTGCGTTCAGCACTGGCACGTGGCAGTTCAGCTGGGCCGTTGGCGTCCGGATCTGAGTGGCGTTGTTGTTGAGCATCGTCTCTCTCGGGTTCAATGGTGGAAGGAGGATTGGTGCTGCCTCCCAACAGATCATCCAAATCATCCAGGTGCGGAAACGGATTGGGTTTGGTATCCAGTTTAGTTTTTTTTCTTTCGTTATCAGGCATCGCAATGTCTCACAATATTGTGTTTATTTATTCAATTGATGAACATTATCTTGTGCCGCCCTTGTAGCGTGTCACTCGATAATTGGTGGCTGTGCCTTTGACCAATCCCTGTCTATGCACCGCGTCCAGGGCAGCTTGAAAATCCACTCCCTTGCGTTGACACCAGTCCCGCAGATCAGTCACTAGATACTGCTTGACAAAGCGCGTGCTGCTGTTGGGATGCAGCACCTTGATCACATAGGACACATCAGGTTGCTGTGCTTCATCCAGATCAATGTCGTCGTCCTCCATGCGCAGTTCCAGTGTGGTGATATGATCTTGAAACACTTCTTGGAGATCATGCAGAGATTTGACCAAGCCGCTAAAAGCTTCTTCCACATAATCAGCTGCATGAGCGATGTCCCGCATGTCAACCCCAGCGGCCTCTGCTATGCGTCCCACTTGGATCACTATTTGATCCACATCTCGGTTGATATCGTCAATGGCGCTGATTTCTTGCTGTGCTGCTTGATGCGCTCTTTTAAATGCAGCCAACTGCACACGCTGTTGTTCATTTTCGGTCAATCGTCTCATGAGAACTCCTTTTGATTTATTTATTGTAATCCGCCAGAGCCGAGCCAGACAACCATGAGATGGAGGGTTGAGAGTAGAGCCGACCCCCAAAGGGGCTGCGCAAAATTTTTTCTCACATTATCTACCACTATAATCTCACAGGCCCGGGCGCTCACTGGCACGAGGCTAAATACCCACACTATGCTGTTACGAGAAATGTTTGATCGCCCCCGCCCCCGACCGGTGCAACATCAGGCGGGCCTGTCATACCACCGTGAATTCCACACTGAACAAGGGCAGCGCTATCGCGTGAGCCTCACCCGACTGCCGGATGTGCCCCGTGTGGCCGAAGGCACTGTGCACACCATACCCACCCCACTCACAGTGCCACAGTTGGCCCACGAGTTTCAGCACAGTGATCTTTGGCGTGTGCAACCTGCCACGGAACCGGGAGTGACTGGCAGTCGCGCGGTCATGCTAAAACGGTGGGCAGCGTGGAGACAATGGGAACTGGCACAGTGGCTGGCCTTGGACACGTTCTTGGCCCGCCGGGGCCTGGGCCGAGAGCGGCGGCCCCCATTGATAGGCCAGATCTGGGATCACCTGTACGGCTAGCCAGGGCTGGGGCCTCTATAAGGGCTCAAAAAATTTGCGCGCAAATTTTTCAAAGGGGCCTCCCGTGAGGGGGTGAGGAATTGAGCAGGGCCCGGTCTATACAGTGCCAAAAAATTGTTACGCAAATAAAAAAGGCCCCGGAGATCTCCACCCCCGGTGATTTTGCGACCCCGGGATTGAAAAACGGTGGTGAGAAAAAACGGGCTTGCCGCACGCAACACGGGCTAGCTTGCTAGCTAGTATACCGGTCGGGTGGGGACCGGCACAGCCCCACCGCTGCATTTAGATTTTTTTAATAGAGCGCATTGGGGCCCCGGTGCAGGAATACAACAGCTTAACGCAGCAGCAGCGGGGGCCCGGCACACACAGCCCCGGTGCAGGAATACAACAGCTTAACGCAGCAGCAGCGGGGGCCCGGCACACACAGCCCCGGTGCAGGAATTGATGTGCTAGCGCAATAACAGCTGGGGCCCCGGTGCAGGAATACAACAGCTTAACGCAGCAGCAGCGGGGGTCCAGTGCAGAAATCTCGCAGTTACGCAATCGCAGCAGGGGTTTAATACAGCGGCCCCACCGCAGGCGTTAGCTGTGCTAGTGCACAGCAGTGGGGGTCAGCCGGCACAGCGGCCGCACACCCGGGGGCCGGGTGTGCGCACACAGCCGGGTGGGCTGCTAGTCTCCGTTGCCCCAGTGGATCACTTGTGCCACTACGAGTGCGGTCACACAGCTGATCACTAGATAAGTCAATAACGAGCACATGTTGGTCTCCTTGCGCGAGTGTGCATGCAGTATGCACTCGCGCAGACCGGCTGTCAACCGGATCCCACTGCGCCAGTGCCGGGCAGGCCCGCAGTGCGTGTGCGCAGCTGTGAGCTGGACTGCTTGACTAACTCCCACGCGCTTTACAAAACTGCGTGCGCAAGCGCAGACGCCGCAGCCGGGGCTCTGCAACCCCGCATAAAGTGTGCACGCAGAGTTGACATCGGGTGGGACTGATGCTATACTAACACAATGAAAAAAGCCGTCGCACACGGCGCACACCGGCCCTGCGAGAGCCCTTGGGAAACTGTGCAACAGCAGCGCGAGTGGGAAACAGGGCCAGTGGGAACGCAGCACACGCGAGGTGCGGGTGGGAAACTCGACACAACTTAACACAACTCGACACACGAGAGGTTGCACAGGGCCGGCGGGTTGTGCATAATACAGATTCCAGCAACAGCAAGGAGCAGTAGCGATGAGCAGACAGATACGTTTCCAAGATCAAGCAGTGAGCCACAACACCATGCAGTGGTTGATTTCGGGCCGCATACATCAGGGCGGTGCAGAGCTGGATCGCATTGAGGGTCCTGTGCATGATCTGGATGCGCTGCGACAGGCAGTGTTGAACATGATTGAGAGCCGTCCGCGCTGGCAGCGCACGGTGGAGGGCAGCTGACGCCCAGGGGCCAGTGGCCTCGAGCCGCTACGTTGAGCGCCGTGATCACGGCGCTTTTTTTTTGTTCACGGCGATCCCTGCCACGCGATCTAGCAATCGTGCACCCAGCAGTGGGAACGCAGCAGATTTAGCACACAGCTTGTCAGCGCTTGGCGTACACAGCAGCGGTGTGCACCCAGCAGTGAGATCACAGCACACAGCCCTATTGCGCAAGTTAGCGGCGTGCACCCAGCAGTGGGAGCGCAGCGGGGTATTTGATCCCCACACTGGTTGCGCGTGTGCCCGGCGAGATCCAGCTGCGCTGGCCCGGGTGTACCAGCGCTATCGGAACTTCCAAGTGATCCGTTTATTGGTCTGTTTGCGTTTAGCCCAATAGGGCATGGCAAACTCCAGGCAGGATTCCACTGTGATCAATCGGTTGTTTACATAGACGTACATGTGCGGTTTCATTTCTCCCCCCGCGCACTTGACACCACATCCAGAAATTTTTGTGTTTGAGCGTCTTTCGCCGCAGCCCACGCAACCCACCCCGCATACTCCGCCACAGCCGACGCCGCATACCGCGCAGCCCTCGCCGCAGCCCACGCCGCAGCCCACGCCGCATCCTGTACTGACTTGTGATACGCATCTCTCGCTGCATCTCTCGCTGCATCTTTCGCCGCATTTTGCGCAGCGTGTAGCTCCTCATTGGTTGCTTGTCCGTTCGCGTGTCGGTATGCGACATCTAACGCATCGACCGATTGATGGTAAGTCATCAAATGTTGTACTTGTCGTGCGCACCAAACTGCAAACAAACGCCACTCGTGGTCATATTCTGGCGTTGTTCTACACGCCCACAACGCGTCGTCAAGTCCGTTTGATTCGACAATTACGGAAAACGGTAATGGTTCATCGTCCGCTTTAGTTTTACCCAAATGATCGAGTAGTTTTTTCCACCCTTTCTCGCATGGAACGCGCGCGCGAATCTTGTTAAGACTAGTGCAAATCACAGTTTTCACTTGTGCTTTCTCCTCAGTCATTGTTCAACTCCAAAATGTTGTTTAATCTTGCTCGCATAAGTGATGGCGGGTTCGCGATGGTCAACGGCATCTGCCACAATTATAACACATTCTCTCACAATCAACTGGGCGAACTTTTCCGCTTCCTTTTGATTAAGACGCCATTCACCTTCAGCATCATAAGAAAGCATACCATCAGCAGCTTGTTGAGCCAGTTCTCGAATTCGTTCGTTCATGCTGCAACTCCAAGTGTTTAATTGATTGGGCACAATCTCCAGAGCCACTGGCCGATTGCTACAGCTGCAAATTTAACACAGTGTGTGTATTTTGCAAGTGTTTTTTGTCCAGCGCTGCTGAGTCACACTCGGATCGAGGTCAGCTGCACTGGCCACTGCGTGGGGCTGCGTCGTTGCACCCCACCGCTGCATTTATATTCTTTTAATACAGCGCATTGGGGCCCAACTCAACCCCACAGATTGTAGCTAGGGTTGTATACGGCCTGGTGGGGCTAGGGCGTTGCACCCCGCCGGCAATTACTTGTCCAGCTCTCGCAACGCTGCGATCACTTGCGCATCGCTGACCTCATAGATTCCAGCGGTCTGTGCGGGTGGGTGGCGGTCAACCACGCCTGCACTTTGAGAGCCTGTGCCCGCACCGGGTGCTGTGGTGGGCGCATGCGCAAAAGTGGTGGGCGCTGGGCTGCTGTTGCCCTGCGAAATGGTAAGTTCTGAGTCTTTCAAGCTGTCCAGGCGTTGAGTCAGGTTAACAAATAAGTTTTTAAGATCACTGTGCACCAACATGACCACCACCAACTGTGCCGCGCTCATCATGACCAATACAAACGGAATCAAATCGATCACTGTTTCAATCACTGTGTGTCTCCTCTAAGTGCAGCCAGTTTACTAGTTCAGCCGCCCTCTGTCAACTGTTATTTAATCCTCCCCACTGCTGCTGGCCGGGTTCGCATGCGGCACTGTGGGAACTGCACCAGCTGTTCACGGCCGCAGTGTCCGCCCCACGTGCTGCGTTTTTGAATGCACACGCAGGGTTCAGGGAACAGCGGTACCGACCAGCCACTGCGAGATATTTTTAGAGATAGTGATAGCGGGGTATTTGGGCAGCGGCCCCACTGCTGCCATCTGCTGCTGTGATTGTGCTGGTGGGAAATGCGGGCCACTAAAAAAGGGCCTGTTGCCAAAACAGGCCCTGGAGAGGTCTAGTAGTCCAGGTCGCCGATTTCCATTGCGTTGTCGTACCAGTTGTCGTCGCCGCCACTCACGGCCTGCCACTCCTCGTATTCGGTGGGCTGATTCTCACGGTCGCTGTCGTCCTCGTAGTCGCCCCATTCCTCCTGATCCTCGCCTGGATACTGTGCGTCCAGATCCCAGGCTTCTTCCAGATCGGGTGTGCTTGCAGGTGATTCCAAATAGCAGTCAATGTTGACGTGTTCCATGTGTGCTCCTGTCACTGCTGGTTTGCAGTGTGTGTAGTATGCGTGCCGGTGCTGGAGTTGTCAACCGGATCCCACCAAAAATTCCTATAAGCTTTGTGGCAACAGTGGGAGCTGCCCCACGTGATCAAAACACACGTTTAAGATTGCAACAGTGGGGCGGATATAAACCCACACAGCGGGGTATTTGGGGATCTAGCACACTGCCCCACTGCGATTTCAACTGCTGACCAGCACACACCATGAGGCAGCAGCGGCGTCCAAACAGCGCCGCTGTGCAGGCGGCGCTGGGCTGTGTTAAATTCGTTCCAGGCAGGCCGATTTAGGCGCCTGCATGCCTTGTTCGGTAAACTGTACACGATAACCCAAAGCGTGACTGATAGCATGCTCAAACTCACGGTCGTGGTACAACAGGTCACCGTTGTGTTTTACCCAAATGACCTCAAAGTCGCCGCCGTCGCATACTGTGATGCCGGTCACTTTGACCATTTGGTCCTCGCAGCTGGCCAAAAAGCTGCAGGCATATTTTGTGATGTGGGCGTCTAGTTCCGGATCGTATTCGGTACTGATTTCTTCTAGCATGGGCTATGCTCCTATATGTGGTAGCGGTTGCTGACCTGACGCACACATGCACTATAACACAGTGTGCACAGTGCGCAAGTGCGTTTGTATGTATTGGTAGTTTTTATTTATCAGCAGCGGAGATCCCCACACAGCGGGGTATTTGAGCCTGTTGCTAAATGATGCCCCGTAGAGATCGGGTGGCCAGCTCTCGAATCTGCGGGGTGCTTTGGCTGTGGGCCTGTATGGCCTTGAGCGCGTCCCTCAGCTGTTGTATGCGGTCCTCCAGCTGACTGCAACGGCCGCATTGGGGTCTAGTGTGTGTCATGGGTGCTGTGACCAAAACAGTTCAGGGCCTGCTGAATCCAATCAGCAGGCCCTGTGTGCCCTAGCCCACTACCGCGTGGCGGCGCACGATGTTGTCATGACCCCAATAGCCTTCGTTGGCCTTGTGCACGATCTGCTGGCGCAGACCGCCCGATGCAGTGCCCGTGCCACTCAGCATGCGTGCCACAGCGTGCACACTGCGGAAAGTGCGGGTCTCGCCCGAGTTTGGAAAAGTAACTTGGATCTTGTAACTGGTCATACTGTTCTCCCTAGTGTGTAAATAGCCTGTGCAGTATATGTTCGTGCACAGGCTGTGTCAACCTCAATCCTGGTCGTTTGCGTCCATGTGAGCCCAGGTCTGCTCACTGTCCTCTTCCCAATCCTCCTCCCAATCATCAAACTGGTTGGCGTCATCAAAAAAGTCCGACTTCACAATAGGATTGGTCTGCGTGAAGATGTCTTCCATCAGATGTTCGTCGCTGATAAAACGTGGCATTGCGATTGGCTCCTTGGTAAATGCCTTGTCAACTGTTGTAGTATACAACCCTTATGGGCTGTGTCAACCATTTATTTGGTGATCATGCAGTCGGCACGTATGGAAATGTCACGCCCTGTGCCCACTTCTTGAAAGTACACATAGCTGTTCTCCAAGCGTTCCACTTGTATACCCCGCCCTCGATAGATCTCGTGACCGCCCGAGTAGCATGAGATGGTGCTGGGCACAGCAGCAGAGGCCATGGCCACGTGGCTGACCAGGTTCACACCCAACAGGATCATGAGCACCGCCAAGGCCACAGTGGGCAGCCACAGCACGGGCACACCGCGTGTCATACCAGCTCCCGATCAAACTGGAACCCATACTTGGGTCGGCGCTGGCGAGCACGATCCTGCTTGCTAGGGTGCGTGCTTGGGCGATTGAACTGATTGGCATGTCGCGCCACTGGATTGCGGCTGCGAGTGCGATTCTTTTCCAGGTAGTTGGCCGGGTCCATCATGCTCTCCGTGTGTGACTGTGAGTGCATTATAACAGGATCTAGTGCTGTGTCAAGCGCTCCACGTGCACCGTGAGCCATCCCGCAAAGGCCAACAGCCAAGCTCCGGCTGCGTCTGAGTGGCCCTGCACCAGGGCCAGGATGGCTGTGATCCCACACAGCACAGCGATCACAAAGGGTGCGTGTGTCATGAACGTGTTAGTAATCATGTGTGTGTCCTGTGGCTAGATAGAACCCTTGTTGAGCCCCGCGCGAGTCAACGCTGCGCTGGTTTCCTGTGCTCGGGACTTGAACACTTCCAGGCGCTGTTTGGCCAGGGCTAGATCTTCGTCCGTGACACCCTCTCGGCGTTTGAGCTGGCGAAAGTTTTTTTGTGCCAGTGTCCAGTTGCGTTGCGCGGTCACATACTCCAGTTCTTCGTGTAAAATCTTTGTTCGCTTGACCATGTTTATTTGTCCTTGTGAGCCATACGTCGTATCATCTTCTGCAGCATGCGATTGAACGCTTCCAAATCCCGATTGTCTGTGCGCAGCTGATCCAGCTGCGCGGCCTGGGATTGCATCTGTGCCTCCAGCTGTGAGATCTGCACCCGTGCTTGACCCAGCTGATCTCGATACTCCTGGGCCATGAGCCGGTGCGCGTCGCGCTTGCGCAGTGCATCGGTCATGATCTCGTCTCTGTGCGCCAACTGCTCACGCATTTTTTCCACAGTGCTTTCATCAAGATACATGGTGTTTTCTCCCTGACTACAACTAGTTATAATCTAGGGCTCTCCTCTGGGCTAGATTTGATAACAGCATTGTACCACGCTGTGTGGGCATTGTCAACCCCACACAGCGGGGTATTTGAGGTTTTTTCCTAATAGCTTCTTCCCAGCGGCGGTAATTGTAGTGTTGCCACCTTCCACCCGCTTCTCGACCTGGGAAGACTGTCCTGTTGCCAAGGCCATTTGCACCAAATGGTAAGGTCCTGCCCTGTCACGGGCTTCTCATCTTCCGGACCAGAATAGAGGGTGACGCCCTCACGTGCCAATATGCGATCATTATAGTCTCTGGTGATGGAATAGTCAAGCACCAGTTTTGCCTCAAGATTCAGTCACTTACGCGATCAGCTGGTAAGGCTTTTTCCAGTCACCAATGCTTATGCTAATATAGTAAGCGGTGTCAAAGTGGTCCGTGTGCGCATCCGATTTGTCGTACCAACCCGCACCCTTTAGCGCAGTCATCACATCGCTTAGGAATGCTCTAGCGCGATCTGAAAAGTGCTCATGGAACCAGTACGGGTTAACGTCTAGGCTCTGCTCGTTGCGGAGGCGCTGGATGGTTTCGGCTGTCATTGGATGGGCATGACCCCGTGCCTGATCCGTGCTGATGAAATTGTCAATGAAATCAATCGTGCCCGCCTTGATGTTAAGGCACAGTGTCATATGGTTGCGAACCGACAGCGACCCCTTCACGCCGTAGCGTGTTAACACGGCCTTGACCAGTGGTGCAACCTGTGCTTTTCTTTCTTGATTCATGTAGGCCATTTTGGTCTTCCTGCGTTGTTTGGACGTGGTGATTTGGTAGGACCGGAGAGATTCGAACTCTCGACCAATCGGTTAAAAGCCGATTGCTCTACCTCTGAGCTACGATCCCATTGGTGTGTTAAGCGTGTTCTGGCAGATAGGCCTCGAGCGCCTGATCCGAGGGCCAAGTGTGCATGTGGGTCTCCTTGCAGCGTGTGTGTCTGTGTGTGCAATGTACACTAGGGCCGGATCGCCGTCAACCTCAATAGTGGTGCCGGCTGCCCACCCAGTTGAAGTGGTCGATCTGGTCCAGGATGTCCCGATCCTGCTGAGCCTGGGTCCAGCCCAGCGCAGCGTGATACTGCTCCATGAGCTGATTGAGCAGGCGTTGCTGATCCTCAGTCAGCAGACTCCAGCCCTGGGCGGCCAGGCAGTGATCCCAACTGTCCGGTGGCGTTTCGCCATAATCCAGGCCTGGCGTCACAGGCTCAGGCTGGGTGATGTGCCAAAGGCGTTGATACAGGCTGTCGGGAATGCCATCCAGGCACTCGGCCACTTGGTCGGCTCGCCAATAACGGAACTGTGAGTTGGGCTGTATCATGTGTGCTCCTTGCTGTGTGTGTGAGAGTACCAGGGCCGAGGCCGGCCGGCAGTCCGCCGCTAGCCTGTGGCACCACGGCGCGCAAACTCGCGGTCCATGTACCATTCCAACAGGCGTCGCTGTATCACGGCCAAGTGCTCACCTTCTTGATTCACGGTAAAACGCACCGGACAGTGGCCCCAGCTGGCCGTGGCCAGGAACTGATGCAACCACTCGCGGTGGCTGCGCTGGCCCGGATCAAACTCCACGTAGGGCCTGCCAAATGTGGTCAAAATTCCCATAGTATGCTCCTTGCAAAAGTTCGCACAGCCCGCGACCGGGCTGTGCGGTACCGGGTGGGTCAGTGGGCCGGCTCCTGGGCCGGCTCCACGCCCTGAGCCTCGGCCGGTTCTTGGGTCTGGCGTCGATCCAGTGCGGCCTCCAGGGCCTCGCGCACTTCCGGATTGCCGTTGTCAAAGTCAATCGAGATCAGCCAGGTCAGGGCCTCTGTGCGTGTCATGGCCTTGGGCAACGGTATGAGATCAATGTCCGTGTGTCCGGTGCGGATCAGGGTCCGGATGCGAGCTTGATCGTTGGCCCAACGCGGTCGCATGCGTCCTTGGCGGCGGCTGACTCCGGCATAGCTGTAAAGGGTCATGGCAGTCTCCTTGTGTGTGAATGTGTGTGTATTATAACAGAAAACAGCTCTAAGTCAAGCCGCACCTGCCAGTGGGCCGCGGCCAGCCCCACTGCGAGCTGGAGAGCTGTTCACGTGTGTGGTGGGGCCCGCGCCTGCTCCACCAGGTGCCGGACGCGCGCCAGCACCTGCATCACCTCGTGTTCCCACACGAGGCGCGTGTTCCACTCCTGGCACAGCAGCAGCAGGGCCCAGGCCGCCACATGCGGCCAGGGCAGGCCTTCCAGGTGGGCCAGGCCCGCAGCTGCCATCCAAATGGCCCAGTGGGCCAGGGCCCAGGCCCACCTGGCCGTCACGGGCGCTGCCGGCTCATGCAGGTGGTGCGAGCCATGTTGCGCCAAGTGTCTGGAAACTCACGGCGCAGATCCGCGATTTTCAGCACCATGCGCAGGCTCAGCTCGCTCAGTCGCTCCTGATGCTCCACTATGAAGTCAATGATCTGGGCTTCTTGATCCTGTTCAAACAGATAGCGAGACAGCATGCCTTGGGCCACGATCTGGCGTATGCGCAGGATCTTTTCTCGCGTGGTGTCCATCTGCAGATCAATGTAGTGGCTGCGCGACTCCAGGGCCATCAAGTGGTCTCGCAGTTTCTTGCTGCGCACAAAGTCAAACTTGATGTTGGTGATAAAGATCACTGAACCCGAGAACTCAAAACGGTCCGGCACGCCCTGTGTGCGCAGCAGGCGGCTGTCCTTGTTCCACGAAATGTAGCGCCGTTCACCCGAGTCCAGGGCGCCTTTCAGGGTGTTGAGGCTTTCTTCTTCCATGAGTATGGTGTCGCAGTCGTCAAACACCAGCACATGGCCCGGAGCCGCATACTCAAACAGTTTGGCATACAGGCCCACACTACTGGTGGCTCCTTTCACGATCTCGTACTTGGGCCGCCGCTGGGCCAGGGTGTTGAATAGGTCGTCGCGGCTGAGCACCTGTTCCACGCCGTGGCTCTTGCCCGTGCCGGGTGGACCTGATACGATCATGCTGCGTACCGATCCACGCTTGACTGCCAGGGTCATGTCTTCCAGGATCTGGAATCGCTCGTTCAAGCGTGCCAGGATCTCATCGTCGGTCTCCTGGGCCACAGCAGCAGCCCGCGCTGCCACGGCTTCTGGATCCAGTTCAATCACGTTGGTTTCTCGTGCCATTTGGGCTTCCTTGTGTGTGTGCTTGCCGGTTCACGGGTGATTATACGGTGTGCGTTCACGAGTGTCAAGGGCAGCTGACCCGGTGGTCAGCTGCCCTGAGCCTTTAGGCCACTCGCTCCAAGCCTGGGTCTGCCACCCAGGCATCTGCCAAGCGGTTATGGCGCACCACATCGGGCTGGGCCAACACAAAGCCGTTGGCAGCACGAGCACTGATGGTCTTGCGGAAACCGCCCGACTCAGTGCCCGTTCCGCTCAACATGCGCGCCACAGCACGGATGCTGCGGAAAGTGCGGGTCTCGCCCGACTCAGGAAAAGTCACATCAACTGGAATGGCTTTGGCCACGTTCAATCTCCTTGCTGGTTAAAAAACATCTCTTGCTCAACGTTGAACATTATACACGATGCAGGCTCGTTGTCTAGCCCGTTTTCAAAAAAAAATCGCCTGCTAGTCCAATCGACTGTTGGCCAGGGCCCGGATGCCGTGTTGCTCCATGACCTTGACAAAGGCCCGTGCGCCTTGTTCCCGGGCCGTGATGCACTGGGTAGGGTGACCACCCGGATTCCACACCTGTACCCCGCCTCCCGGTGCAGGCCGAGCCACGCCCTGCTGCCGGAGCCAGCGTGCCATGCGCGTGGTGGCAGGCCGGAGGGTGACCCAAGCAAATCCACACAGATCACGATCACCGTTGGCGTCGAGAAAATTCTGGGTGGCCTCCTGAGCCGCGGCCAGGGCTTGGTTCGCGATGGTTGCGATCTCCTGGTCAGTGAGGTGGCGCGAAGCCGCTGTCTTGGGCATGGTGTGTGTTCTCCTGTGTGTGTTAGTGAGCCGCTAGTGTATGCAACTGCCCCACAGGTGTCAACCACCTGCGCCGCCCAGTCCTCGATGTGCCCCGATGCCGCCGTGTCCATTCGATGTGTGTGTGCTCATATCCATGTCAGCTCACTCACGGCGCCAGGTCACAGTGCCCATGCTCCGGGATCAAACGCTTCCGGTGTGCATGTGCTCGTGTGTGCGTGTGTGTATACATGTACGTGTGTGTGCGTGTGTGTATATGTACGTGTGTGTGCGCTAGTGTGTGTATATGTACGTGTGTGCACATCACGTACAGCGGGGTATTTGACAACCCCACTGTGATCCAGCCGGTGGCTGTGGTTGTAGTGGGATCCTGTGCTAGGGTAGCCCCACACTGAGATGGATCAAAATTCCTCAAAAAGTGTGGGGAAATGTCTCAAACCCCCACCGTTTTGGCCCAAAATCCTCACGGTTTGGTGGGGTTTTATTCCAGGTTTCTGTCACGGTCTGAAGTTCAAGCGGCAGGGAATCTGGGCTAGAAACCCCGTGACAAGGTGAAGGAAGTGAGGCATAGTTTAAATGGTGCCAACCGCTTCTTGACCGGTTCTGGACCATTCTTTCTTGCTCCGGAATCGCGATCACGGGTCACGGGTCACGGACTCTGGTCACGGGCAGTGTTTCCTCCACCGGCACACACTCAATCTCTGCGGGTTTGTGCGTGTGTGCGCGTGTGTATGCGTGTGTGCGCATCACGTACAGCGGGGTATTTGAGCCGCCTTCCACCGGCTCCGTGCGCGATCCGGCGACCGGTTCGTGTGTGTATCACTAGCAGTCCGTGCACTGCACACTCACCACGTGATCGCTAATAAATAACCACATGCTATTACGTGAATTATTCATTCAAGAAGCGTTTCGAGGGTTTACTGTTCAACAGAGAGCACGCATGCGCCAACTGCGAGCTCAGCATCACAGTGATCACCACATACTGCAAGATCTCATCCACGATTACCAACTGGGTGCTGGTACAACCGAGCAAACCATAAAGAACTATTTTCTTATCAATCACTTGGCCAAACAGGGATTAAATGCAGCGGCCATTGCTAAACAGTTAGGAAAGAGTTATGTCCTGATCCATCGCTATCTTGATCAGGAACTCAAACGACCCTATCAAGAGTTCACTCCCGACGATGAAGAATTTATACGAAGTCACTATGATCCCGAGGGCGAATATAACTGGTCCATCGCTAAGATCGCTGGTGTGTTAAATAGATTAGCGGCCAGTGTATCTGATGTTGTCGATAGGCAGTTTAAGGCTAGGCAAAAACAAGAAAAAAGGTCGTTCACTCCCGACGATGAAGAATTCATACGAAGTCACTATGATCCCGAGGGCGAATATAACTGGTCCATCGCTAAGATCGCTCGTGAGAAAAATAGATCAATACCCAGTGTATCTGCTGTTGTCGATAGGCAGTTTAAGGCTAGGCAAAAACGAGAAAAAAGGTCGTTCACTGTGCAACAAGATCATGAAATACGCGAATTGTATCAGCAGGGCTATAATCCTGGATATATCAGCTTAAGAATTGATCGAGATCGTGGAACTATTAGAAGACACCTAAAAAACCTGCCAGATTATGATCTTTTACATCAAGACTATAAAAAAAATCAAAAAGTACATCAGCGCAGTCAAGGTGAAATACATTTTTTTGAAACAATCTCACAGCTACCCGAAATTCAACCGCTGAACCCTCAACACTCTGTACCAATCCCCACTGGCGGCCGTCACGGAGATTCATACAAAATCGATCTATTCATAGAAGATCCTCCCATGATCGTGGAGTATTATGGCGATCTTTACCATGCCAACCCCTTACGATTCCAGGACGACAACACCCCGTTACCCAAAGTTGGAAAAACGGCAGGCGAACGTAGACGACTAAATCAAGAAAAAGAAGAATATCTGCGCCAGAAAGGCTTTACCTTGGTGGTGATTTGGGAGGATGAATGGCAGAAAACGCAAACTAGACCGGACTGTATCCGTCGTGTGCTGCAAGCACTCAAGCAGGCCTATGCCCAACAAAAACAATCAGGCTCCGCTGCCTAACGGATCCGGGCCAACACATACTTCTTGTAATCGTCTGGATGATCCTGTGTGCTCACCAGTCTGTAGGGAATCCACCGACCCAGCTGCTGAGCCATGCGATCATAAAACGCCAGTCTTTTGGGATCGCTGTGGCTGCCCACAAATTCCAGGGTCTGGGTTTGATTGGCAGGGTTGAGGCTCCAGTAGTGTCTGAGAGCGGCCAACACCGAGCTGAAGATTCTCATGCTGTTGGGACGGAGTTGATCTCGATTGGGTCTATCCCGGCTGCCGTTGATGCTGTATTTCACTGAAGTCCGGCTGTGCATCAAACTGCGAGTTATGGTGACTTCGCCTTGATCGCCCTGATCTGTGGTGAATCTCCAGATCCAAACGGCTCGATAGGCCGCGTCGGCGGCGTCGGGGTCATCCAAGGCAACAGGGTAAGGACGGTCCAGTAATTCACGCAGCAGCATATGTGACTATTTATGGCCGCGTCACCGGCCGGGGATCACACAGGGCCCACACGTGCCTGAGGAAAGGCTCTCAAGATGTCCTCCAGTAATCTCACATTCCATGTCACGATGCCCAGTCCGGCACTGTGTTCAAAATAGGCCTTGGGCAAAGGCAGTTCATTGTAAAAACGACCCACATCGGCAGGGAAACTGATCACATCATGCATGATCACCACTCCAGTGGCGGGCACGAATTTTGACCAATTTTGCCAATCCTCGGTGATGGCCGAATAGGTGTGCAATCCGTCGATGTGCAGTATGTCAATTGGCAGCAGCCATTTTTGGGCCAAGGGTGTGAACCATGACCGTATCAACTGCACATGATCAAAGGCATGGCGCTGTTGGAAATTGCTTACCATACGGTAGGCATCAGGATGGTAACCAGCATGAATATCGCCCTCAAAACTGTCTACACCGTACACAGTGCCTTGACCGCCAAGAGCCAAGGCAAACAGGCTGAACCCGTAATCCACACCCAGATCCACAGTGGTGGTTGGTCGCACACGATCAACCAGCCATTGAGCAAATTCCAAATGTCCGGTCCAGGCCGACGGAAGAGCATGCATTTCTTGAATTATTCTGTGTTTATCCATAGTGAACTTATTTAATGTGTGTAGATTTTTGATGTGCTGATCACGAGCCAACATGTCGCAGCGCAAACCAAGTGGCAGCGGGCTCGCTCACAAATTCCAAGCGAACCAAGCCCAGAGCTGACAGGTATTTGAACGTCTTGATGCCATAGTGCCCCAGCAGGCCGCGAGTGTACAGCCCGGGTTGCAGCAGGGGCTCTTGTGCGGCCACTGTTTGGTCATATCGAGCCACCAACTGATTGAATTCATCCACTGTGATCCGTATGCGTTTCATAGATATTTCAGCGCAAACCAAGTGGCCTGCTGCTCATGATCAAAGTCAAATTCGATCAGGCTGAGGTCATACTGGTATCTGTAGTCCGCGATGCCAAACTCCCGGCGCAATGATTCCAGGATAAATTGGCTTCGGCTCAAGGGTCCCCAATCCCAAATGGGATCCCATCCCTGCTCTACAAACAGAGCTTGATACTGCTCGCGTGATATTTTCAGTGTGGTTCGCATGTTGATTCAATTGTGTATTTAATCGCCGATAAATATCTCACACATGAAAGGACCCGCTCATGCATCTAGCACCCCTCACCTTGACGTGCCCAGCACCGGATCCAGGCCCGCTGCCCCTGCAGGAGCCACTGGATAGCGCCCAGTTCATGGCCCAGGCTCGGGACTGGCGTGCTCATCTGCCTGCTGAGATCACTCACGCAGTGGCTCAGTTTCGCAGGCACAGCCACCCCAGTGGTGCGCTGCTGATGCGAGGCTTGCCAGTGGGAGCAGTGCCGCGAACTCCCTCCTCACCCACTGAGCCCACTAGCAAAGATTTGATCAGCGAACGCACTCTGTTGGCCGTGGCCAGCCTGCTGGGTGAACCCGTGGGCTATGAACCTGAATTGGGCGGCCGTTTGGTGCAGAATCTGGTGCCAACTCGTGCCAATCAGCATGCCCAAACCAGCACATCCAGTCTGGTGCCACTCATGTTTCATACCGAAACGGCCTTTCATCCCTATCGTCCGGCCTATCTGGCCCTGCTGTGCTTGAGGGGAGATGAACGAGCCATGACCACGCTGTGCTCAATCAATCAGGTGTGGCCGCACCTGAGCCGGGCCACACAGAGAATCTTGTTTGAACCCAGATTCCGTACGGCCATAGATCAAAGCTTCTTGAATGGCAGAGCCAATCAGTTGGGCCCACCCATGGCGGTATTGACCACGCCCCATGATCCTGTCATGGTGTTTGATGAGGATCTCATGGTAGGCACTGATCCTGCTGCTGATCAGGCCCTACATGAACTGGGCCGTGCGGTGGCTCAGTGTCACAGTGAAATCAATCTCACATCAGGCGATCTCTTGATCATTGACAATGCGCGGGCAGTGCATGGACGCAGTGCCTATCAGCCACGCTTTGATGGCAACGATCGATGGCTGCAGAGAACCTTTGTGATTGAACAGTTGCCCTTGCATGCACAAGATCTGCATGGTCGTGTGATCACCACTCAGTTTGGTCAGTGACAGAGTGATAAATATCAGTATGACTTTGCGCGAACTGTTGGCCTTGTTTGAAAACTTTGCAGATGGCAAAGGCCCGGGTCGTCCTGGCGACAGTGCTCGTGCGGGTATCCCCAAACATGCCACCCTGGCTCAATTGACCAAGGCAGCCAAGAGCAAGGGGCGTAAAGGCCAATTGGCCCGCTGGCAGATCAACATGCGCAGAGGAAAGAAAAAATGAGAGCTCAAGAATTCGTGGGTGAGGTTAAAACCAGATTGGATGCCAAGTGCTGGTCAGGCATGCACAAACAGGGCACCAAGATCAAGGGCGGCGTGCGAGTCAATAACTGTGTGCCCAATCGCAGTGTCAAGGAATCGTCGGGCATGTACCTGCGTGATTTGGCTTTGGTGGCCACGCACATGCCCAATGCGGACTTTTGGATCATACGCAAAGGCAGCCAACAACAGGTGGGCCGACCAGTCACACAATATCAGCCTCAATACATGGGCGTCAAGGTCACTGCCGGTGACAAAATTGATCCCAAATTTCTCTACTATGTGATGCAGCATCTGCACAATCAAGGATACTGGGCTGCTAGATCTCACGGAACCACTGGTCTGAAACACATACGAATCGCAGACGTGGCAGATGTTGCGTTCGCCCCACGTGAAGGCAGTCATCTGGATGAAGCTGCGGCATGGCAAAAGAAATCTGGCAAGAACAAAAACGGCGGGCTCAACAAGAAGGGCGTGGCCAGCTACCGCAGACAACATCCCGGCAGCAAATTGCAGACCGCGGTCACTACCAAGCCCGGCAAGCTCAAGAAAGGCAGCAAGGCCTCCAAACGACGCAAGAGTTTTTGCGCTCGCATGAAGGGCATGAAAAAACATCGCACATCAGCCAAGACAGCTCATGATCCCAACAGTCGTATCAATAAATCATTGAGAAAATGGCACTGCTGACAAACATCAAAGAACATGCCTTAGGACCGTTATAAGGTTATGTAGCCGGCTGCTGGCTTAACTGACTGATTCGCTACCAGAACGTTTAAAGTGAGCTTTTATCTAGATTGATCAGCGGCCTGCAAGGCCTGTTCAAAAGTGGCCTTGGCAGTTTCTAGTGCTTGGATGGCAATATCCAAGGCCTGGGCCAAGTGAGCGATACGCTCTTCCATCTCGTGGCAACGGCTTTTGAGTGTGGCATTTTCGAGATACAGCACCATTTGTGATTCGCGAAGCTGTTTGATTTGTTGATCTTTATCCATGACGTACCCACTCCTTGGAGTGATTCTGCAACACCTGATCCACGTGATGATGGGCTAGCACCACTCGATCGCGGCAGCTGCCAAAAAGATCCAGTGGATGATCCAACACCACATGATGATCAATGCCACTTCCGTACTTGGTGCGTGACAACACCACGTGACCCTGCACCGGATGCTGTCCAAGATAGCGACCACGCACAATCAAACCTTCCAAGTTCCAATTCATAGTGTTCGTCTCCGCTCTAGTATGTGAGTATTATAGCAGATCAAACACAGCAGTCAATGATAATAGTGATAGATCAGTCCAGCCGTGCTGATCGCAGCCATGACGCCGTTGGTCACTATGAGGGAAGCTTCTCTCCAGCGTATGGCCACAATCAGCCACATCAGCCCACCGGCCAGCAGAATCAAGGGTCCTAGGGGATAATAGCCCAGGCTGTTGATCAACGTGCCTATGATCAGAGTCTTGGTAGCAAGCCATTTTAAGATGTTGTTCAACATTCAACTTCGTCCAAGCACTCAAAATCCACCCGCTGGCTGTAATAACCGTTACTGATACCATGCCAGCGAATGGTCACACTGCCCTTGATGGTGGCGAATTTGTAGAATGTCCAAGTGATGTGTTCCAACCAGTTCAGCATATCGTCACTGGTGGCTTCTTCGGCTTCTAACAAAGGGCTGCCTATGAGATCATGCCAGTCACCACATACATCTTCAATGGCCACATCCTCACAGCAGTCCTGCCTGTGATACATACGGTATCGAATTCCATCCTCGCGGGTGAACAAGATTTCGTTGCCGTCTGAGTTTACCTCTACATTGATCAAGGTGTGGCCCAGCAGTTCTTTGATGGTGTTAATCATTTTTCAACTCCAAAAAGCTCTTTTAACATGGCTATTTGTTCGTCAATTGTGAAGGTGCATTATCATTCTTCAACTCCAAAGTTTTGTTTGATTGTTTTATTACAACCCTAATTCCACACCAATGACACCAAAGCATAGTGTCTCCATCTGGATAGCAAGGTTTCATGTGGTGCCAATTGAAACGATGTGCTAATCGCATCAGTGTTCTATAGAACCAATACCTCATTCTTCAATCCTCTTAATGCGGGAAAGCACATTTTCCTGAGTTAACATAAATTCTGCATGATCTCCATTTAACGGAGCGTCTTTATAGATTAAAAAATCATGCATTGCCATCATAGCATTGGCGAACCATCCAAGCATTACATCATCATCTATGTTACAGGATGGATGAGTTTCCCTGAAAAACTTGGTCCAAGCCATAGCGTCTGGGTTTTGATGTATATTTAAATCATATTTGTTCATTGTTCAACTCCAAAATGTCCTGCTAACATCTTTATTTGGTCGTCAATTGCTTGATTATATTCGTTGATATAAATTTCACCCGTATATGGGTCACATCGCTTGCTGATTTGCAGTTCACTCAAACACTCCCACACAATCAATTTGGCGAATCGTTCAATAAAGAGATTCGGAATATACATCTTAGCCAATTCTTCGTTGAAGGGATTATCCTCGTGGACAACATCAACATCTTTGACTGCTTGTTCAGCAAGTTCTCGAATTCGTTCGTTCATCTTGACACTCTCAATTCTGCATCAGGATTATCCCAACATGCGTTTCTATACTCGTATACAAACAATAAGAGTCCTTCATAACTTCCCCAGCCGCCAGCTGGCTTAAACTTTTTGTAATGCTCAGGGTCTGATAATAGAATATTCCAGCCCTCATCTAGCAATTCTGAAATATCTTTAGCAAACTTCAACCCTTCTTGTTCATCGGGACGCCACAATACATCATACAATGTCATGCCGTTTGACAATTTTACTTCCCTTGCCATTGCTCCAAGGTTATGCGTAATATTCTCACTATAAACCGATACGGGTTGGGTAACCATTAAATTTACATCTAAACTCATTCTTCAACTCCGAAATCTTTTTTAATCCAATAAGCACAATCTTTTGCTAGTGCACCATCACCAGGAATTCCAGCACACTTTGCTGCCATCTCAAGGCAGATATCGGCACAATCTTTTGCAAT